GCTGGACTTTTTGGCGTTTATTCTAGCTATTATATCCTATGCATGCATAGTATTATTGCTATGCACTGCATAACATCCTCGTCCGTTTATCGTGGTCGGCTCCCCTCGTTCCTTCGCTCATTTCCCCGCCCCCACATCGCAGCTATTTACTATGCATGCATAGTATTAATCTTATTCACTGCACAACAAAAGCATCTACCATGGTAACTAATTATGCGCTCCAGGTAAACATAAAACGAAATGAAAAAGACTTGAAGAGATGCTCTAATCCCTCCGCCTAATTAATCAAGCCTAAATATTCCGTATACTTATCGAGCCCAATGATAGCAACGGATACAGAGAGAATACAGAGATTCTGAAATGTTAAAGAATGTTAAAAGAATTACACCGATGGTGCACAATCCAAACACTATGCCTATCATTGTCCTGTCGCTAAGGGAAACACCCGACAGCAAAAATGTTAAAAATTTAACAACATGAATAACTTAAAAGAAATAACAACACACAAAGCGGTACGTAACGGGAACATGATTGATATAATCGAAAAAGGTTTTGAAATCGAAGACTTGAAATTTACAGACGAGGTTCTATATTCTATATCATATGAAAGAAAGGATGACTTATTATATATATTCGATAACCTAACAGAAACGAACAGAATCCTACTAGCGGAGGCGAATGGGGAGTATTAAACAAGCTTAACTGACGAGTCCTAATGGACGAAACGCTGTGAAGCGTCTTAAGCAATTAAAAAAAACAAGATGAAAAAATTGACAATAAAACAACAAGCGAATAGAATCCAAAAGATATTGGATTTGGCTACAAAAACAGAAATTGAAAACGGAAAAAAATGGTACCTTGATGCGTATAATTTTGCGCTTGAGGTTTCTATAGACTACGGTTTGACAGTGTCTCAAGTGTCCCAATTGATAAGCTTACTTTCACCTCAAAAAAAGTGGGAGCAAAACAAATCAGACGTTGTCAATTTTTTAAACGGTGACACGGGGAGTATATTCTCAACCAAAAAAACACTATCTGAATGTGTAGCTGTTGTTGACCAAGGTTTCACAATACCACAAAACAGAATGAAAACTTTTGCATTCGCAAAATGCATTGAGGAAGCAAAGGACAACACTACAGACCCCGTTGTTATTGACAGACACGCAATAAAAATAGCTTATGGACAAATGAATGCGAAGCCAATAATTATAACCGACTTAAGATATAGAGAATCTGAATTGGCTTATAGAATGGTAGCAAAAGAAAACAAGTTAAGAGCGCACGAAGTACAAGCTATAACGTGGGTAGCTTACAAGAGAATAGTAAATAGATAAAACAAAACAAATAGAAAAAATGAGAAAGTTAACAGTAAACATTGGAATGAAGAACAATAGCAAAGGTACATTCAAAGAATTAACGAAGTACGTTGAGAATTTAAAAGAATACAAAGCAATTGAAGTATTGGTAACAGTAATGACGTACGAAGGTGAGGACGAATTGACAATGATAGCAACATTCGAGCATGGCTATAGTCGTGATTCAAAGGTATTAAGCGATTGGGAAAATATAGCTTCTGTATTGACTCAAGATTGTATTGCACTAAGCTCCGACACAATGGATGCGCTCGCATTCAGTCCTAATTTTAAGGAAAAGAAATTCAAATTTGATAGTAATTTATTCGCAAACGGAAACATTTAGAAAACATGAAAAAATTCGAAAAGTTAATGGAAGAATACTTCACGATCAAGGATGATTTGTTGGAGTGGACAGAATGCCACCACGATAGTATGCTGTATGATATTGATGGCTACTACGAAACGATGGATGAAGCGGTTGAGGATGGAGATGAAGAATATATTGAAAAAATAACTGACCAATTAGAGGCTCAAGTGATAGCATTTAGAATTATCTTAAAGGGTTTGTCGATGGTTAATTATTATTACGCATAACAAAAACAATGGGGTGAAAGTCCCCTATTTAATAAACAAATTAAAAAACAAATATTATGGGAAGACAAGTAGTAATATCCAATCGTAGTGTGTACCATAAGTACGCAGAAGTAACAATAGAAATACCCGATGATATCAAAGATGATGATATCTCACAATGGTTATTCGATAATGAATTAGAATACACCGATACCTTGGATACAAGGTTAAGTGAAGCTGAATATAATTTCGGTCTTGGGATTGGTGGCGGTATGGATGAAACTGAATCCGAATCAGAAACAAGATACGATGTGGTTGATGAAGGAGTTAAAGGTAAATTCACATTTGGAGGACATTTATAAATCAATTTAAAAACAAATAAAAAAATAGAAATTATGACAAATTTTAAAAATATAACAACGAGAGAAAAACTATCATCTAGAGGTGGTGGGGTTGAGATTGACTTAACAAGTTTAGGTTTCAAAAACCACAAGATGAGCGCATACCAAAACTACTTAGGCGGTGGAATGCTGGGTAGCATTCAGTCGAATGACACGATACGTTCACAAGAGTCCAATGTAAGGCTTCAGCTTGAATTTAGCAATAGATTTAAGGAGCTGGACGAGATAGCAGAGGAGCTTGAGCTTTACTTCGCAGAGCGAATGGGTTTTGATCAAAATGGAATAGATGAGTTACAAGGAAGACCAAGTAGTGCGTACTAAAATGAAATACTTAAAGGCAAAGCTTTACCAAGGCGGTGAAAAATTATATAACATAATCAGACAATTTTATTAACATGAAGAATTTTAAATTGATATACGAAGACTACGAGGGTAATGAATTAGACTCAAAAAAATACGACTTTGAGGACTCCTTGGAGGCGCAAATATTCGCAAACAAATTGTTTGCCAATAGCAACATGAATGATTTAGCAATTATAAAGGTAATAGAATACTAAAAAAATAGAAAACATGAAAAGAATCGAAAAAATATATGCGACAATAATGTTTGTCATAGTGGGTTCGTTGGTGGTCGTAAACTCAACCTCATGCAGTCAGAATACAAGCCTAGGCAACGCCTATTGGTCAGACTCGATAGATAACCCAATGAATGCTGAGTTTGTTAATGAGGTAGCGTTTAACGAGGGAATTGAATTTTACGAGGTAACGCAAAAAATGTTTAACAAGAGATATAAAAAGTAGAAATTATGACAAGTTTTGTAAAAAATGAAAAGTTAAGACTTATTGGTAACTTATTAAGGTCAAAGTTCAATGGTGCAAAGGCATCTGATATGTACCTTATATATTGGAACGACTACTTGACGATTGATAAGATGGCTGAAGACTACGGTGTTAACCCAGTGCAGTTGGAAGTAATTATTAACGAAGGAAGAAAACAATTTAATCAAAAAAAAGGAAGATTATGAAGATGAATTTAAAAGATGTGGAATGGACGCTGATAAGTGAGATATTTCCGAATGGTGTACATATGCCGAATGCTGATGATACTGTACAGAGAATTAACAGTGAGTCAAATTTCGACCACTACAAAAAAAATATCATTAATCGATTTGGCGATTCTGATGTTATCATAGATAAAGACGCAGAGGTTTATAACAATTTCAAGATCGTAAACGCTGAGTTTGAAAGAGTTTCAAACATATTCATGGATTCAAAAAGAAGATATTATAATATATAACAAGATGATAGTTTTATGTATCAACGACAACAGACTGCCTCCTGGTGCAAACGTCCAAGAGGGCAAAGAGTACGAGGTAATGGACCAATACAAGAACATGCTCGACCAAGTGGTCTATGTTATTAAGGGCGTTAATAACCAAGGTAGAACGAAGTTAGGCATGGAATGGAGAGGCTACAGAGCAGAACGATTCGTGCCGATCCAGACTGAAAAAATATTTAAACAAGAAAGTGAGTTTTTATACAATTAAAACACTATATTTACACAAAATCAAATCAAATGAGCAAATTATTTTTACTTGGAAGGGTAGCAGGTCTACCTAAAACAGAGATTAAAGTCACCACAGAATACATTGGAGATGGTAGCCATCCAAAATGGATGGGCAATAGTATCAAGGACTACAATATATTCACAAACTTCAACTACAAATTGTACGAGAATATTAAAAAAAACAGAAATTAAATAAAGATAAATAGTATGGAAAAAATAAAAGTATATTGGACAATGATAAACGGCAATAGCATTGATGTTGACGATATGGATATTCAGCATCTGAGAAATACATTGAAGATGATAATCGAAAATAAGGCAAGGGTTAATGTATCGAAGCAAAATTTTGAAATACATGGAGAGATAGCGCAAGATATGATTGATCAAGGATACCTTCAAGACCAAGAAGATTGGGATCCAAGGGATGACTTTAATTTTTTAAAATAATAAATTATGATATGGACAACAGACTCATCATTACCAAATCTGACAATTTCTTACTCATTGATGTCACAGACATCGCAGAAAAACTTATCGATTCAGATGAGTTATTCATATGGGATGGCGAACACAAGTCTCTCGTGGAGTACGTCTTCGACATCAGAAAAGCAATCAGAGAAGGTAATAAAATAGTATTGGCTGGAGGACATCTGCCAAAGAAAAAATTCTCAGAATCAGAGAAAGTATTAATCGATGGTTATTGGTACGTAAAGTACTCAGACCTTTAAAAACAAATAACATGGGAAAATCAAAACAAATTTTTATAGAAATCAGACAAGAAGATAGCCAAGCATTAGAGCTTGAGTTTGAATCAAGAATTAAAAATCGAAGACCTAAACAGTCAAGCACATCAACAATTATTTTAAAAAATTTATTTAAAAACTTTAATCCAAAGAAAATATGAAAGAGGAAATCTTTAATCAGTACGTATACGCAGTGTGCAAGGAAATGAAAGTAGACAACGTAGACTTTTTTGCAAAAACAAAGAAGCCAGATGTTGTAAAGGCGAGACATTTATTGTACTACCTATGCTTCAATAGACCAATGAGAACATATGAGATCCAAAAATTTATGAGTAACAATTATTACGAAACTGACCACTCAACTATAATCAGAGGGATAGATCGTATGAGCGAGGTCTTGAAAAAAGACAAAGACTACTCCAATCTTATAAAAAAAATAAAAAAATATGTATAGTTTAGAGGAAATATTTTTGATAGCATCAAATGATAGATACGCAAGTAAGATGGACTCAAGTTCATACGAATCTTCAATGCTGTATGGTATTAAGATAGTAAAGGATGAAACAACATCTGAGATACAGATATTCAGTACGTATGGAGACCACTACAAGGAGATTGACAAAGAAAGTTATGAAATATTTTTAAATAATGGTTGGAGATATGGAGTATATGTGTTATCTTTGGTGAACTATTGTGCAAATATAGACAGACTAGGTCAGTTGTTATCTTATCAGCTAAGTTTGGGTACAAAGATGAGCAAGAAGTCGATAATGTCCATCATGGAGGATAGAGACTACTTAATGGAGAAGAAAATGGAGGTAACAATTAAGTTTAACAATTTAAAATCAAATCAAAAATGAAAAATTTATTAGTAGTAGTAGGATTAGCATTAAGCTATACAGCAAATGCACAATGGGTAACAAGAACAGTAAACAATGATTTTGATGACCCTTACAGAATTGCATATACTCAAAGAGATGATATGCTTCTTAAGTTAGAGAATGTAGAGGGTAAAGTATGGGTATACGTAAGTAATGGATATACGTGTGATGATGATTTAACAGTAGACATATCTTTCATAGTTAATGGAGTAGCCAAAAAGTACGCCTTCAGTGCGTTCACATCTACTAACAGAGAGAGTGTATTCTTTATAAATGATCTGGCAAGTCAAAACTGTTTAGTTGACTTCAAAGAGTGTACCTCTGTAAAAATCAGAATAAATGATACTACGTGTGGCTCTGAAATTTATCAGTTTAATATGTCTGGTAGTACATCAGCATTAAAGTTTATAATTAATGAGTAAAATAACAATTTAAAATCAAATCAAAATGAGTAACGAAAAACAATTAACAACATTTGAGAAGCTATCAGCAATCAATGTTAACGACAGAGTAGAGAAGAAGAACGGACTAACATACCTCTCATGGGCATGGGCATGGTCAGAGGTGAAGAAGTCTTGTCCTGATGCCGTGTACTATATCAATGATACTGAGTACGATGATGACCTTGGATTTATGTGCCATACTCAAGTATGCATCGGTGGTGAGACATTAGAGATGTGGCTTCCAGTGATGGATGGGGCGAACAAGTCAATGAAGAAAAGAGCGTACAAGTACACGACTCGTTATGGGGAGAAGTCAGTTGAGGGTGCAACCACTTTTGATATCAACAAAACTATCATGAGGTGTCTTGTTAAGAATCTTGCAATGTTTGGTTTAGGCATCTACATCTATGCAGGTGAAGATTTGCCAGAGGGCGAAGAGGCGGTTCAGACTGTGGCTAAAGAGATACAGAAAAAACCAGCTGGAAAGCTTACCCTAAAGCCAGGTGATGAGAATTGGGCAAAGGCATCTAAGTACGTTACCGAGAACAAAGCGGTAGGAGAGGAGCAATTAATTAATACGCTATCCTCCAAGTATTCAATCTCAGCTAAGTCAAAAGAAGAATTAATAAAACTAATTACTACGAAATGAGCAAGGAAATAATAGAAAAGCTTCGCAATGACGAAGATTATTACGGAAAATTTGGTAAGCAGTTTTTATCTAATTCAGACATCGGATCATTATTAGGTAACCCACTTGACTTTGGAAAGCAAGAAGATGATAATGTAAACTACGCAAAGGGAAGATACTTTCATCAATTAATATTAGAGCCTGAGAAGGCGATGGAGACGATATTTGTTGATGCGTCTACCCGTACTACTAAAATATATAAAGAAGCGGTTGAGGAGCTTAATTTAGGCTTCATTCTTTTAAGCAAAGAGGGCGAGGAGATTAGAGGTTGCGTTGACAACATGATTCAAAACTTTGAGTTCTTTGAGGGTATACGTGAGGATGGCAATCAGTACGAGGTTCCAGCTATCAAGGAGATAAAAGGAAAGATGTGGAAGGGTAAGGCTGATATCGTTTGCAAGGATAAGCTTATTGACCTTAAGACAACGAGCAACATCAACGACTTCAAATGGTCGGCAAGGAAGTACAACTATGATAGCCAATGCTACATCTACCAAGAACTCTTCGGTAAGCCATTAGTATTCTACGTGGTAGACAAAACAGATGGTAGGTTAGGTATCTTTAGACCAACTGAAGAATTCATCAAGAGAGGTGAGGATAAAGTTGAGAGAGCAATTGATGTATACGAAAAATTCTTTGGAGAAAATGCCACAGAAAAAATCGAAACATACTTCATTAACGAATATTTATAATACTTTTACATAGTTATCTCAGTTTAAGTTTCGGGGCTGGGTTAACTATTATTAATTCCGAAGCATAAATCAAATAAATATTTTATTATGAATCAAGAAAAAGTTTTTGCGAATGGGTTTTCATTCAAGAAAAATGCAGCTGCACCAGAATTTGTAGTTGGTAAACTGTCCATTAAAGCAGATGAGGCGGTTGAGTTCATCCAATCCCATGTTAAAAAGGGTTGGATCAACATTGATATCAAACAAGCAAAGAATGGAAACTACTATTGCGAGTTAGATACCTATGAACCAGTAGCTAAGGATGAATTTTAGCACTAAATAACCTAAAGAAAGGGGGATTAATTTCCCCCTTTTAAACCAAACAAAACACAAAATCCCCCCTCTCTACTTATATATATATAGAAATATATAACTTTATTATTTTTTCCCTACATAGGGGGAATAAAAAACAAGCATTTTCAACATAACAATTAGTAATCAGATAGTTAGGTATTAAAAATCAACATAAAATCAACATAAGATGACATATAATGTAACAATTTTCAAGAACATAAAGGAGACGGATACACCGTTCTACCGAGACGTAAAGGTTCTCCTTGATAGGGTAAAGAACGGAGAGTCAAAGAATTTAGTTAAAAAAATACGTGCAGAAAAAGATAAGTCTGAGCGTAATGAATTAAAAAAATTACTTCCAGCGATTTGTTTTAGCGGTAAGTTTAATAAAAGAAATGATAGTTCATTGGTCGAGCATAGCGGATTGATATGTTTGGACTTTGATGGGTACGACAGAACCAGAGACTTACTTTTTGACAAGGATAAATTGTCAAAGGATAAGTTTGTATTCTCTGTGTTCGTATCTCCTTCAGGAAATGGGCTTAAGGTCTTGATGAAGATCCCGACAGAGGTCAACAACCACGTTAGCTACTTCAACGCAATTGGCAAACACTTCAACTCACCACACTTTGATTCAGTGGTTAAGAATGTGTCTCGTGTATGTTACGAGTCGTTTGACCCTTTGATTTACATCAACTATGATTCAAAGATATGGACTGTTCTTGATGATCCAGAGTATATCGAGGTAGTTAAGAATGTTGATGCGCCAACGATAGCAATAACAGATGAGAACAAGATAGTTGAGATTCTTGTGAAATGGTGGACAAAGAAGTATCCGATGGTAGATGGTCAGAGAAATCATAATGTATTTGTTTTGGCTATGGCGTTCAATGATTATGGAATTGCAAAGTCATTAGCTGGTTATGTCTTGAACCAGTACTCAGACACCGACTTCCCAATTAGTGAGATATCTCGCACAATTGATTCCGCATATGCAAATACAGGAAACTTTGGTTCTAAGTATTATGAGGATACTGAAAAAATAAGTGAGATAAAGTCACAACTTAACAATGGTGTATCAAAAAATGATATTCGCTATCAGTTAAAGGGGTCAGATATTGATAGCGAGATAATTGAATTAGTTCTAAATAGAATTGAGAATAGTGATTCATTGGATGTTTTTTGGACTAAAAACGATAAAGGTTTAGTTAAAATAATTCATCACAAATTCAAAACATTTCTTGAAGACAGTGGATTCTATAAGTTTTGTCCAGAGGGAGGAAAAAATTATGTATTCGTAAAGGTTACAAATAATTTAGTTGACCACACTTCTGAGAAAGATATTAAGGATTTCATATTGAATTATCTTGAGACCATGGATGATATGGCTATTTATAATTACTTCGCAGACCAGACGAGATTCTTTAAGGAAGATTTCTTGACTCTGTTGTCTACCATTGACATCTACTTCATAGAAGATACTAAGGATACATCGTATTTGTACTATATTAATTGTGCAGTTAAGATTACTGAAAACACAGTAGAGCCAATTGACTACCTTGACTTAGGTGGTTACGTTTGGAAGGACCATGTTGTTGATAGAGTTTTTGATATATGTGACGATAACTCATGCGATTACAAACAGTTCATTGGACGCATATGTGCTAACGATGAGGCTAGGGTAAAGACATTGGAAAGTACCATTGGATTCTTGCTGCATGGTTATAAGAATTTATCATATTGTCCAGCTATAATTCTAAATGATGAGATGATTAGCGACAATCCAGAGGGTGGAACGGGTAAAGGATTATTCATGAGCGCAATAGGAAAAATGAAGAAGTTGGTTGTAATTGATGGCAAGGCATTTGCGTTTGAGAAATCATTCCCGTATCAATTGGTATCAGCAGACACACAAGCTTTATGTTTTGATGATGTTAAGAAACACTTTGATTTTGAAAGATTGTTCAGTGTGGTAACAGAAGGTTTAACGCTTGAGAAGAAGAATAAAGATGCTATTAAGATCCCATTTAGCAGGTCTCCAAAGATCGCTATTACAACAAACTATGCCATCAAAGGTAGTGGTAACTCATTTGCAAGACGTAAGTGGGAGGTTGAACTTCACCAGCACTACAGTAAGGATTATACTCCATTAGATGAGTTTGGGAAACATTTCTTTGCTGATTGGGATGAGTTTGAGTGGTGTCAGTTTGACAATTATATGATATCATGTCTTCAATTATATCTTGGTAAAGGACTGATTAAGGGTTCATTTGTTAATCTTGAAATTAGAAATTTATCAGCAGAGACATCACCTGATTTCATTGAGTGGTGTGGGTTAGTTAATGGTGCTGAGGCGAATCACGAGCTTAGAGTAGGTTTCAAGGTTAGGCTACAAGATGCCTATAATGAATTTATTTCTGAGTACCCTGATTATGCTCCAAAGTCAAGGTATAGCGTAAGCAGGATGAAGTTTGCAAAATGGGTATATGCATATGCATTATTCATGACTGACGTAGCTCCTGAGATTGGAAGAGACATGCATGGTAAATGGATGTACATTAGGAGGTCATTGGGTGATTCGCCAAAAGTTTTAAGCAAATCGGTAATCAACGACAAATAACACGCTTATTTGGCGATTTAATTCAATGAAAATATAGTATAATTAGTGATTATTAATTAACAATTTAAAACAAATAAAATGAGAAGTTACAAAAAAGAATTAGAAGAAATTGCAAGTGATTTGTTAAATCAAAACGCTCATGCAGAAGGCAATGAGAATAAGCCGAATTATTCCAAAAGAGATTTTATGAATGGGCTGATTATTTTTCAAACAGCATTGATGGATAAGATGTATGATAATCAAGATTACGATAAAATGGATATTGAGGATAGAATAAAAATGACTGAAAGTTGTGGCTTTGCATTGAGAAACTTAATCCATACTTACACTGGATTAGACACACATAAGATTGAGGAGTTTCTTTAGGGCATCAGATAACACCTACGGCTATGAATTAAAGCCGTATAACAAATGATTGATTCAAAAAAAACAACCCCAACAACGGCTTTTATTTATAGCCATTGTTAGCAAACATTTAATAATATGATTGATTTTAAAAGTTACCACGAAAAAAACCCACAAATATGGGAGGCTTTTCAAAAATTTGCTCGCCAAGCAAAAGATAGAGGATTTAAACATTACTCAGCCAATGGAATATTTGAAATAATTAGATGGCATACTGAAGTTTCAGCTAGAGATAATTTTAAAATTGGCAATAATTATAGACCTGATTACGCTAGAAAAATGATGACTGATTTTCCAGATGAGTTTGATGGTTTTTTTAGAATTAGAGAGTTGAAAGCACCTAGAACTTATTGTTTATAACACCAAAACAAGAAAATGTTTTAATGTTTCTTGTTGACTGTTATGAGCCGTTTAAATGGCGTAACTTTGTCCAGTTTTTTGCGCAAAAAACTGGACATTTAAAAATAAATATATGTTAGTGATTGATAGAAAGCTAGGGTATTCTGATGAAATGATGTATAGTTACTGTCAGATTCTTGCCTCAGTTGTGAATAAAACAATAGACGTAAAGACTGGGAGAGGGAAGAACGTGACAATTACAAGAGTTCTTAAGCACTCTACTCATAAAGATGCTATTGAGAAAATAAACAATAGTGTTGATTATTATAAAGAACTAATGGAAAAACCAAAATGTAAAGTAGAATTTAGAGACTATCAGAATGATATAATATCAAGGGGTAGTAGCTTAATGCTTAAGCATAGATTTGTGTATTTAGCAATGGAGGTTAGGACTGGTAAGACACTCACTAGTCTCGGTATAGCTAATTCAGTAGGAGCGACAAGCGTACTATTCGTAACTAAAAAGAAAGCGATAAGCAGCATACAGGATGATTATGATTTACTGCTTCCCTCGTATAGAATTGTGATTATAAATTACGAATCATTACATCTGGTAAATGATAGTTTTGATCTAATCATACTTGATGAAGCCCATGGCATGGGGGCTATACCTAAGCCAAGCAAAAGGGCGAAACAAGTCAAGGAGATGATCATGAAGAATGGTTATCCATACGTAATACTTTTGTCAGGTACTCCGACTCCAGAGTCGTATAGTCAGATGTATCACCAGGTATATGGCATACGGAATAATCCATTCAGTGAGTTTAAAAACTTTTACAGATTCTGTGACAAGTATGTTAATGTGAAGGAGAGAAAGATAAATGGGCTAATGATTAAGGACTATAAAGATGGTCTGGAGTCGATCATTAATGCGATGTCACCATACACAATAAACTATACGCAGAAGCAAGCTGGTTTCAAGGTTGATACTCGTGAGCATATCATGGAGGTAGAAATGAGTGATACTGTTTATCGAATTGCTAAGAAGCTAAAGAAGGACCTTGTTGTTGAAGGTAAAGACGAAGTTATTCTTGCCGACACACCAGTGAAACTAATGATGAAGCTCCATCAGTTGTACTCAGGAACAATTAAGTTTGAGTCTGGAGCATCAATGATTATTGATCCATCAAAGGCTCAGTTTATATACGATAACTTCTGCAATGTAAAGATTGGTATCTTTTATAAATTTAAAGAGGAACTGAATGCACTCATGCAGATATACGGTAAGGAATACTTAACAACAGATCTTAGCGAGTTTGACACCACTGATAAGTCAATAGCATTGCAGATAGTTTCTGGTCGTGAAGGCATAAGCCTAAAGAAAGCTGATGCGCTTGTGTACTTCAATATAGACTTTAGCGCAACTAGTTACTGGCAGAGCAGAGATAGGATGACTACCAAGGATAGATTGGAAAGCGATGTCTATTGGATATTCGCAAAAGGAGGAATAGAAAGGGATATATACAAAACAGTTATAGAGAAAAAAGATTATACATTAAATCATTTTAAAAAAAATAACACAAATGAATGAAGAAAACCAAATAAAAACAGTAGTTTTGTTAGGAATTACTAACATAATGATACAATACATTGAAGATATATCATTTGACCACCCTAATTTAATTAGATACGGGTTAAAGAAATCGTTAAAAAATGCTGTATCTGAGATTGAGAAACAGCATGAGAGAATATTCATGGGATTAGAGGGTGAACAGAGAACAGGAGTCGCTGAACAGATTAATGATATATCATTAAAGTTTCACGATTGGGTATTCAATGAGTTTAAATTTGATAATAATAAATAATTATGGAAAGCAAGAAAAACAAAAACGCAGGCAAGCACCCGTCATATGACAAGCTAAATATGTCTGAAGAAAGACGCAAAAAGAAGTTGGCGTATGATAAGGAGTATGGAGCATCGGCTGCTAGAAAAAAGTATAGAGCTGAACTAAATGCCGCCAATAAAAAGGCAGGTACGTATGGCAATGGAGATGACAAGGATATGAGTCATGGCAAAAACGGGAAGCTAAGTAGTGAGCCTCAGTCTAAGAACAGAGCACGTAATGGTCAGAATGGTAAAACCACAAAAAAGAAATGACCGAACAGCAGATACAAAGCAAGAGGATTAAGCAATTAGAGGCAGAGGGGTACTACGTACTAAAACTGGTAAAGACCAACAAAAATGGGATACCCGACATAGTCGCTATAGCTCCAAATGCTGATGTAGTTTTCAGTGAGGTAAAAACGCTAAAAGGAAAGACATCACCTCTTCAGGATTATAGACTGAAAGAGCTGAGTGAATACGGTTTTAAAACAGAAGTATATAGAGGTGAGTGACATATAAGTTATCTCAACCAAGTATAAACCCTAATAATTTAAAAATGACTATACGAAAAAGATTAAAGCCAATGGAGGCTAGCGCACTAGGCTTAGAGTTAAAAATAGGTACGGATGGAAACGGTAAATATAGACTAAATAAAAATCAACTTATTCAACTAAAGGAACTTAGAAGCAAAGGAGTTATATCATCCTGCGAATCAAAAGACATAGATCCTACTACAGTAAAGCATCTATGGAAAAAGGATAAGGAGTCATCTGTGTTTGTGAAAAACCCACTATACATAGAGCCAGATATAAGAGATGCAATTGAAGACATGAAGATTCTTCATGATAGATCAATGAAAGAACAGAAGGATTATGCATTTAAGTATCCAGAGTTTAAGCATGAAAAATCAAACGATCCACACTGTTTGCTATTCGATGCAGCGGATATCCACATAGGAAAGATTTGCAGCTCTTTTGAGACTGGTGAGGACTACAACTCTCAGATTGCCGTTAAAAGAGTTAAAGAAGGATTAGATGGCATATTAAACAAAGCCAAGGGATTTAATTTTGATCAAGTAATATTTGTTGCTGGAAACGACATCCTTCATATTGACAACCCAAAACGAACAACAACAAGTGGGACTGCGCAGGATACAGACGGGATGTGGTATGATAATTTCATGATGGCTAAGAGATTACTTATTGAGGTAATTGAAAAACTTCTAACCATAGCTGATGTTAAGGTTGTTTTTAATCCATCTAATCACGATTTTACCCATGGTTTTATGCTACTTGACTCTGTTTCAAGTTGGTTTCATAATTGCGAACAAGTCACATTCGACAACGATATGAGACACAGAAAGTATACTGTTTATGGTCAGAACCTAATCGGAACAACACACATGGATGGCGCAAAGATTGATAAGCTCCATGGTCTTATGGCTGAAGAGGCTAGTGAACACTGGCATAACTGTAAGCATAGATATATTTATGGGCATCATATACACCATAAAACAAGTAAAGATTTCTTTAGCGTATGTATAGAGACGCTCAGAAGTCCTAGCGGTACAGATGGATGGCATCATAGAAACGGATTTCAGCATGCCCCAAAAGCAATTGAGGCGTTTATACACCACCCAACGCAGGGTCAGGTGTCAAGAATTACACACATATTTTAATTAAACACAATGGAAAAAATAGATAAAATTGAATTTCAGAAAAGAGATGCAAAAAGATTAAAGGGAATAATACAGGATACATTATGTATCGATGTATGTGAAAAGAAAAGAACTGAAGATATTGTTAATGCTAGAATAATATACTCACACATACTTCGTGAGAGGGGGCATAGTCTTTTATCAATAGGTCATTCAATAGAAAAAGATCACGCTACAATAATTCACTACCTGCGTAATATTGACGGGTGGAGGGCTAAGGATGCAGAATTTCTTAAAATATATAAAGATGTTCACGATAGATTTATTAGCACCACAGAAGACTTGATTGCCTTTTCTAATGAGGCAATTGAATCAGAAAGAATTGCGTCTTTAGAGGAGATTGCTATTGATTTAAAAATTAGTAATAGATTACTAATTGAAAGAACTGAGGAACTTGAAGGTGAGCTAAAAAAGTTTCAAAAGTTTGGTAAGATATATGATGTCGTTAATGAAAGAACAAGAGTTTCTGATAAGGAGTTGGTCCTGTGCGGAATAAAAGAATTCTATAATGGCTTGTATTTAAAATAAAATTTATATATTTGACAATGAAAAAAATATCAGCATTTGATTCAGAGCGATTAATCCGTATAAATATTCTTATGGATGGCATACATGACTCATGTAACAATATCTACGAGCACCTTGTTGATGGTGAGTTCGATGACTTGATACCAGTCTTGAATGTCTTAATCGCTGAACTAAAGAGATTGAAGTCATCAGTAGAGTAGTGGAAAGGGTAAGGGCAGTGATAACACCACTGCCCTTTTTTTTTATCACTTCTTTGTCTTCATAACTCTTTTAGGAAGTTTCTCTGGGATCTTATCCCACTTCGCTTCTTGCTCCCATCTCTTAGCTATCTCTGGCTTATTCTTATACATAAACCTTTTCTGTGCTTCACTTTTAAACGGCATAACTTTTAGTTTTTAATCAGTTAAAAGATTATAATCTATCATATCTGCTTCTCTTCTAATCTCTTTCTCGCTTTCAAGACTCTCCTTGTTTCTTGTTTCCATCATATCGTTATAATTTAATGATTTTGAGCCACCTTTACTTACTTTTCCTTTTGTTTCCATCATATCGTTATAACTTATTGCCTTCCCTCTTGTTGATTTGTTTTCTTTCTTTGCGCCATTAATAGCATAATCTGAATAATTTAGGATTCTCATTATATCCTTTCTTGCATCATCATCACTACCAATAGCTGGATAGTTTTTATAGAACTTTTGAAGGGTTGGTCCTGGAACTCCTGCAAATTGAAGTGAAGAGAATATTAAATCATACCCATACTGCTCTTTTTTTGCTAAATCTTTAGTGTTTCTGTATTTAACTGCATTTTTACCTACCTCTTCTGATATTGAGATTATCCCTACGTTTCTTCCTACATTCCCAGCCCAAGGCTTATCCGTAAGTACGTCTGATATTATATTAATCATATCTCCAACAATAAAAAGTGCATTTAAGTTACCTACAACGGCAGCTCTTATCAAGTCATCCTCATCCTCTTCATCCCAGTCTGCTAAAAGTCCAGGCATACCACTTGCTACAAACTGGTACAGCACGGGCATCAACACATGGTACATAGCAAATACCCTTAGGTTCTCAGTGATAGTTCCCTTACCTGCTTTTCTGTCAAGTTTAAGAAGCTTTCTGCCTAAGTTTCTGACTGCCATTATTTCTTTTCTGAGGTACTGTTTTGGTGTAGTTAAGAACATACCAAATAGTCTGGTTAACGCTCCGCTTGTTTGGGTAATATCTTTGTCTTGTAAATCACCAGACTGCTGAGTTCTCTTTGTATCGCTTTCAAATTTACTAACTGCTATCTCAATTGCTTGCGCTTCTGTCTTACCATTTTTTATTGCTTGCGCCTTATAGTATGAGTAGTTTGGAAGCCCCCCCACCATGATTGCAGTCATGTCCCCAAACTTAGTTGTATACATTAATGCGTTAACAATAAATTCTTTTGACCGAGATGGTATCAATCTTCTAGTACCATCATCAGAATATGTCTCAATATTTTTAGCTATACCGTTATACTTTCTATCTTGCAGATATACAGAGTTATCTCTTAACTCTTTCCATACCTTAGCCTGCTCAAATTTGTTTTTGGCTCCATATTTTAACCAATTTACTAGACCTATATCAGCCATATATGTAAATGTTGAGGTTAGCTGTTTAACCATAACCACTGGAGATATTGCTAGTTTTGCCAGAATAAACCCTGAGTTTAGAGCATTGACAGCATGATCTAACATTCCCTTTTTAATGCCTCTATTTGCTATTGTATTTATCGAGTGGTCTATAAGCTTATATATTTTATCACCATATATATTTTCTATTGCATGCTTAATATTCTTATTAGTGAATAGTCTATTTATATTTCTAATATTCACAGCAAATGCAGCATAATGCTCCATCTCAGCTACATATGTAGCAAGAGCATCATTCCCGTTCATTTTTTTAATCGGCTTTGAACTAAGAACCTTACTCTTTGTTGAAGATGCGCTTACATAATTACTCATAAATGCGCTATCTTTCCCTATCATTGGATCAGAATCATTTTCTACTCCATCCCTGTAAACCTTACCTGCATAGAATTTATTATTTGGTAGGTTTGTTCTATTTATTTTTTTATACGTCTCATTATATGTTTCATATAATTCTGGGAATAGTTCATTAACCTGCCAGTCAGCAAATTCTTTAACTTCTTTTGTAAGCTTAGACTCTATTTGCTCCATCATGCTTTCAGCACTTTTTTTATTGGCTTCTTTTATTCGCTCAAGTTCAGCTTTTGACTCATTTCCTTCAACCAATTCTACTCCAAACATTTCTATATTTTGGAATGCTCTTCTATTTGCAGGATCTTTATACATATTATACATATAATACATCTGATCTTGACTCCACATATCTATGTCTCCAAACTGATTTGTTATCTCTACATTTACCTTTCTGTTTTGTCTAGCTAATTTACCCCATCTTTTTCCGTATATCTCTTGCATTTTTGTTTTTATCAATGTCTCGACATACATTATTCTTTTTTTCTCAATTATTGTCGACTCATCCATTTTTTCAGTAACTACCTCTTGAGTTCTTCCCCCAAATAGATCACCTGGCAATGAAGATATTCTATCCATTAAACCATCTAATGCTTCGGCTGTTCCAAATATATTCTTGGATAAAAAATTACCTAGCATATCTACATATTGGATTAGTACAAATCTTGATTTTTTCTTAGCCGCCTCTCTATCTCTCTTATATTTTTGTTCAGATAGTTGTGATTTTGCACGTTCAGATTTTAGATCTATAGCATTACCAGTTATGTCCTCATATACATACTCAAAGTCTCTATCTCTTTTTTCGTTATCCTCTTTTATTTCATTTCTTAAATCTGTCCTACCAATATTAATAATACTTTCAAGAGAATTACTTACAGAATCTAATAAACCAACTTTATTGATGCTATCGTTATCTAACTGAAGTGACGAATTGTATTCAATAGCAATTGATAGATCCTCGATTCTTGATAAAGTTTTGTCATCTTGAAATTCCTGTTTAAGTAGATCCTCCATCTCGGTTTGATGAGCAACTATTAAGTCTTCAATTTCTTTATCAGTGGATTTTTCGCTTAATAATAATTCTGTTATTCCTTTAATTCTATCCTTTGCAGATAAATTAATTTTCTTTGCTTTAGGTTTGCCAGAAGATTTATCTACGTATTCATTTGTAAGTATATCAGTTATTTTTTTAGATAATGATAATACATTTCTTTTAGTTGAAAATTCTAGTACTTCGTTATATATATTATCAATATTATCTTGATTAGCAATTTCAATGGACCTAACCATATCCATTACGTCTTTCTTGGAATACTCATTGGTATCAATTGTCTTTCTAATAAAGTTTCTAAGTTCACGCTTAATAGCCAACAAGTCTCTCTTTCCTTTAGCCACACCAATTATTAATCTTCTAGCATCTCTTATCTTCTTAGCCATGTTTTTTGATGGTCTAATGTCGGAAGACTTCTGAAGATCACTTAGCATTTTTGCCTGCTGAGTAGATAGTCCTTTTCTGTTTAAGGTCTGTTTTGTACCTTTCTTTTTACTTCCAACTGTATAAGTGTTACTTTCATTAATATATTCTGGTTGTTTTTCAAGGAACTCAATAGTCTTATCTATTATATCTTGATTAGATAGAAGTGCAGACTTTGAATTATTTATACCAAGTTCTTTCTTTAGGTACTTATCGATGTTGTCAGCAGCCTTATCTTTTAGTTGTTTATTAGATTCATTTGCTTTATCTCTAAAATCTCTTACCTTTTCATTTATTTCCTTAGTATTAAGTGGAGTTTTTGATTTTGAATTTTTATCTAAAAGTTCACCCTTAAACACCCTTACATCATTATTTATCTGAGTTGGATTTTTATATGTTTCCTTTTGTTTTTTTGCAAATTCTTTTACCTTTTCGTCCAACTCAATTGCTGTCAATCTAGTATTTGAATTATTACTAGCTATCAATTTAGCTTTGAAATCAATAACTCTTTTGAATAGTTTAGCTCCAGATACAGCACCTCCATCTATATTCTTAAAGCTATTTGGCAGTTCATCAAATAGATTTATATTTATGCTCAAGGCACTATCAACATCTTTTGCGTTAAACCCTTTAAGTCTAATTAAATAGTCTCTAATCGCAACATCTCTAAAGTTGTTCTGTCTCGCTTCAGTAATAACTTCGCTAACAGACTTTTGCTGTCTTGATGAGAAATTAATGGTTGGACCATCATCATTTATGTCATTAGGTATTATGCCATCTGCGCCCTCTACAAGTCCTCCTTGCTCCACGTTTAATATCTCAACATCTTGCTCAGTTATTGTTTCACCTGAATAAACTTTAGTTGATAATGTATTGATCAAGTCAATAACACTATCATCCTTTTTCCCGAAGCTCTCTCCTAGATTTACGCCAAGTTTTTTGGCTAATGACTTAAAGAATTCTATGATTACATTTTTTGATGGCTTATCTAATGTTCTATATCCATACTCATTTGATGATAATAATCCAATTAACTCAGCCAATCTTTCTTCATTCTGAAGTTCACCTTGTTCGTTAATATACTTTTCTGCAAATTTATCAATCGCCAATCCTAACTTGCTGTTTTTAGGCAGTGCTTTCCTAACTGATCCAACCATTTTTTTGGATATCGCCATTGCTAGATTCTCATCATTCTTCACTCTGTCAAGAAGTACAGCGTGAAATATTTCGTGCGCAACAGTTGACTTAGTTGCATTTGTAAGATTTATATGTATAACCTTTTCATTGCCATTATAGATATATGCTCCCCTTCCTTCTGCTCCTGCATATTTAACATACTCATCATTGCTATCATGCATGACTATCTTTAAATCTGGTAGTAACTTCTTAACAGCTTTAGCAGCTTTGGTTGCAATAGATATAATTAATTCTCTATTTCGTTGTTGTGCTGGGGAAAGGTCACCTTTATTTTTTGTATTTATGGTTATGTTTTCACTAACATCATCACCAAAAAAGCTGGCTATATCTGATGCTTCTTGTTTAGTTTCCTTATCTAACTTTTTAGATACTTTTGCTTTTGTTCCTTTAAATTCACTAGCTTTTCTGCCGTCAGGCATTATGAAGTGCTTAGGTGCAAAATCACCCCATATAGATATAGCCGACATATTGCCGTACATTGTACCAAAACCATTTGATATCTGAGGTATACCATCCTGCTTAGTGCTCTCTCTCAGCCTAGCCATCTCATAATCAGTCAGTTCTCTTGAGATTTCTAATGACATTGTATCTTCATCAACCTTGCCACCTTCTTTTTTAATCTCCGCTTTATTGAGTATTTTAACATCACTCGGTAATGCAGCAACAATATCAGCTTCCGTTAATCCTTTTTCCCCTTTTATCTCTAAACCAATGTTCAAAAACGTACCCTTCGGAATATTGTCAACCTTTACAGTACCAGTCTTACCCTTATATGTAGACCTTGTTTTAGTAGGTTCAGATATTATGGCTTTATACTCATCTTTTATTTCTTGAGATAAGTCTGATTTATCTATAAGCTCAGTAATTTCTTCTTGCGTATACTTGTCAAAGCTTGAGTTTAATTTATACAATTCATCATATCTACCCTTCATGCCTTTCAAGGCTTCTTTGTTTCTGATGTCATTTATTTTATCATATAAAGCCTTTAGATTAGTGAATTTTGACTTTGGAATTACAGCCTCGTATCCCTTATCTCTATTGCCTATATACTTCTCAGAGAAGTCTTTCGTCATTACGTCACCATCAAACTCACGACTATCATTAGGTGCTAACTCAGATGTCGTTTGAGCCCTAGTTTTACCACCCCATTGACCGACAACCATTTCAAAACCATTATTCCCAGCAACCTTAGTTATGTATGCTAACTCAGTATTACTATCAAATGACTGCCCTGGGAATTCTTCCTCATGCATAGCCTTGGCTTCTTCTCTGAATCCTAAAGGATCAGAATTAGCATCGTATACTTTATCCTTAGCTACTTTTACTGAATACTGAGCGTTACCAGTAACCATTTGTTCTGAGTCATTCTGGTCCGTATAGTACATAGCAGCCCCACCAATCTTACCTAGAGCAATCGATTCACCCTTAGATCCTTTAGTTGTTCCCGATGACTTCTTTACTTTATCGTATCCTTTTTTCCCTCTATGGAAGAATACAAAATTACCATCTGCATCCTCTGTAAGGTTAGCAAAATTTGATGAGTTTTCTTCATTTATACCAGCTCGTGATGTTGGTGCTAAAGCAGCTAGTTCTGCTTGTTTTAATTTTTCTAATTCTTCAAGTCTTTTATCTCGTTGTATTTGTTCTTCTTGTTTTTTCTTAACATCTTGTATTTCTTGACTTGACAAACCCTCTTCATCAATAGAGATAGGTGCTAAAATATTTAAACCCTCATCTTCTATTATTTTATCATATTTCGCTTCTATATCAACCTCACTAGTTTGTGGTGCTGTTTTAGGTTCATCTATAATACTTTCTAATTGATTATTTAATTGATCAACACGAGCCTGCTTTTTTGTAACAAGCTTTGGATCAGATACTTTTATATCATCCATTAAATTGTCTCTCTCGTATATTATTGCTAAAGCCCTCTTTCTTTGATCAGTAGTATAGTCAGTTGGTATGGATCTTGATTGACCTATAAGTTTTTTTGTTATTTCTAATTCCGAATCTGCCTCTTCTCTTGTAATTTCACCTTCATCAACTTGAATGTTTAATTTAGCCTCGTGCATCTCAATAAAGTTAGGATCATTTCTGATTGCCTCAAATGTTTCAAATACACCATCTGGAAGAGTATTAGTCTTTTGTTTTGTTATAGCGTTTTTTACAGCACCTGGAACTCCCATTATAAATCCACCAATCATCTCGTCAACACCTGCCATCAACGCATCACTGAACCATTCAGTAAGTGTGTTAGGCGTTTCAAACATATCCTTGCCCTTCACATCATTATAAAGTTCTTTTAAGAAACTTTCAGTAAGCTCTTGCTCGACTCCAGTCTCAAACTCAGCTAGTCCTGCGGCTGTAATTGTAAGTGCTCCTCTAGCAAATGAACTCTTCACATCCTGCGCTATAAATTCAGAAAAAGTTTTTGCCGTTGTTGTGGCTGTAGACTTACCTATTGCTTTTGCTAGGTACTTGTTTAAAAGACCCTTTTGTGATATAACATTTCTGAATCCAATATCTTCAAGTCTACTAACAGCTAACGCCACTGGGACCTTAATCAGATACTTTTCACTTTCAGGCACATCGTCAAATTCTGGATTATCAGCCATCTCTTTGTCCATTGCGCTAGCTGTGCTTGTAAATAGTTTAGCTTTTCTAACGAGACCACCTACTGCTCCAGGACCTCCAATCATAGATGGTAATGACCCAGAAATACCTAATAAGGCTCTGCTCCATGTGCTTTCTTGTTGTAGGCTTAAATATGCCTCAGAAATATCGCTATCAGAAAAAGTATCCATAAATCTATCAGCTAATGCTGTTCTCGTAACATCGACAATACCCAAAGAAACATCTGTTTTGTCTGCGGTATAAGAGTACCTGTTTCTTTGTCTTCCTTCTACTGCGTCTTTATAATTTTTGTTATATTTTATTGATTTTCTGACTAAGTCTAATACCTTTGAATTAGCTATGTCAAATGCAGTTTTTTCTGAATCTAAGTTTATGAAATCCTGCACAGATGGTGATCCAAACATATCCTTTGCCATCATTAACGCCCTATCCTTGAGTGATTTTGTTATGGAATAGGCATCATTGGTATCTCCGCCAAGTATGGAAGTAATTTTTTCTAACGAATAGCCGTTTAGCCCCTTGCCTTTATATTTTTCTGGTATTAAGTTTTCCTCTTTAGCTACACGAATAAGTTCTCTCTTGTACTCTTCCTTACTCATCCCAGCTGGTGCTCCCATTAGACCACTCCCATAAGTCACCAAATCTATAGTCTCACTTGCCATCTCTGCCGAAGAGCCAGCAAAGTTCTTCATGAATTCCTTCGTCATTCCTTGAAAAAGTGTGCCTTGTTTTGATTGCATCCTTGCGTATTCACCTGTAAGCCTATCAAGTTTCGCTCCCTTGTATCTTAAAGTTTTATCTATATTATTAAGATTATTTCCCTTATCAATGATTTTTTGATACTCAGCACTCCATACGTTGAGCTTATCTAATAATTCAGGGTTGTTTTGTATTTCGCTAGGAGGCACACCTTTAAACTCATCCTCATATTGTTTTTCGTATTTGGATTTTAATATTGAAAATTTCTCCACCCGATCTTCAAAATATTTTACTTGATCATTCAATACCCTGACAGCCCTTAAGACTTCATCTTGACTCTGAACTCTTTGTTTAGCCTTATTTGCACCATCAGTTGTTTTATTTTCTCTTAGGAATTTTTTTAATTCATTAGCTGATTCTTTTGAACTCGACCCCGACCAAGGATCAAGGTCAACATATAGAACTTTTTTATTTTGAGCTGTTACAGTCATAGCATCACCCATGCCAGTTTGCTCAAACTTAAAACCGTACTGACCATATTCATACTGCAACTTAGGCACTACAAACTCTTCATTCTTCTCAATTAAATCACTATTAATTTCTTTTTGAGATTTTTCAAATTGGTCTGAAATATTTCCTGCTAGTATAGTCCCAGCATAGGGATCTCCATTAGGCATTTCCGCTGCCTGCTTTGCTTTTAGTTGATCCAAAGTCATTGGCGGTGGGTTCTCAGCAAAATATTTTGCATCAGCATCAGCTCTCTCCTTTTCAGGATCATACTTTAAAGGAGCTGTAAAGGTTGTTTTTTGTTTCCAATCGCTTTCATTGCTGCTATATGGATCCTTTGGGGTTACATTTTGAGATTCACGCTTTAAAGGAGCTGTAAAGGTTGTTTTCTGCTTCGGATCATTACCCCCTGTAAGGTCTTGATCTGTCCAAGGATTCTTTGAAGGCTTTGTAGCCTGCGATGAAGGCTTCGTAGAACCTTTTTTTTTTACAGGATTAGAATCAGCTTGTTGTTTTTTATTACCAACTAATACTTTAAAATCATCTATTGTTTTAGTGTACCCATTATTTTTAGATACGTTATACATAGTATTAATAGCCTCATTATTCGATGACATTAACAATTTGAATTCATCAAATGATTTTGAGTAACCTTCTTCTTTTGCCAAAGAATATAGTGTATTTAATGCTTCTTCGTTCATTACTTTTTATTATTTAATTTTTTTTGTGTGCCATTTAATGAGGTGCCATGCTATTGCCACCGCTACTCAGATTGAATTGACGAAACTTTTGCTCCGCTATTGTTAAAGACATATCTGTAGCTAATTCATTTAAGAAACTATCTCTTGTTTCTTGAGCTGATTTGTTATCTCTATTATTTACACTATATATAATTTTTCTTCCTGATGCCGTTGTAACTTCAAAATCAGTTTTGGACCCCTCTACAGCGGCAACTGAGCCTCCAAATTTCACTGCTTGATTATTAATACTCTGTAGAACGTATTTTACCTCCTTGTCCTTGAATGCTCCATACTGAAAACTGCCTTTATACCTAGGAGTATTTACTTCTTTAATGATTTTATCTCTGTATGTCTCACCACCTTGACCCTGTTCTCTAATTGCTCGTCCTGTTTTTTTCTCATAATAAGTTTGGTTTGCACTACCTCCAGAAGCCGCTAATGCCTGCTCAGTATTATCTACTCCGTGTATTTGGTTTCCTGATATAACAAAGTCTCTATAAGGAATAGGTTCTCCATTAGCTTTTATCATCGGCACGGACCTGCTACCCTTCGGTACACTTCCATTCCCATCAAATTTCAGAATAACATAACCAGGTTTACTTTTTATGTCTACATCATATATACCTTGGTTTTGTGCGGCTTGCGTTCCTAATATTTGTTGTGTTGCGGAAATTTGTTCTGATTCGTTCCCATAATAAAGTTTACCCCAAGCACCTACTGCTGAGTATTTATCTCTCCTCTCATCACTTCGTAACGCTTGCCACTGTTGCTGTTGTGGACGCTGAGGAGGAGTTGCTCCGCTAATTGCTTGCCCTTCAATAGCGACATTAAGCGCACCTCTAAGAACAGTGATTAAACCTTCTTTTGCCTTGTCCCTATGAGCCTTACCTATTGCACTATCGAAATTAGGAACAACATTACCGTCAACTTGATCAACTAAAATATGATTTTCGTCTTCTTCGCTAGCATCGAAAGTAAATGTATATTCTTTACCATTAGAAGCAAAACCACCTAAATTATTAGTCAATAAAGAACTAATATTGTATACGTTTGATAATTGGCTTTCTGCCCAAAGGTTCTCAGTATCTTCTTGCATACCAATCAACTTCGCATCTTCCTTAGTAATGTATCCTTTTTTAACCATATCTGCAATATTAGACTCGCTTCTAAATGCAGCACCACTCATAGTAGTGATTAATCCCTTCTGATATAGTGTGCCTAACTTAGCGTCAATCGCTTGGAACTGACCAAATACTTCTGCTTTGGCTTTGGTTACAGCTGATGCCATATCATAAGCATCAAATTTCCCTTTGATTCTATTTCTAAGATTATTTATACCAACTAACTTATTTGGATCAGTCTCAATTTTACCTGTCGCAGGATCTTTAAATCCAACTAGTACATTGCCTGTCTCATTATTTATTACAATTTCTGAATTGTTGAAATTACCAAACCCCTCTGCTGACTCCATCAAGAAAGACTCAAGTTTTTGAGCTCCTGTAATCGGCTTACCATCAGGACCAACAGCTGTGCCTGGATTAGCCTTGTATCGTTCCATCTTATCAGCATATTCATTTTGATATTCTTGGGCTAGTGTCATCGCCTGGTCAAATCCATCTGTTAAATTTTGGCGCATTGTTATGTAGTCTTTTGGCTTCAGCTGACCACTCTTTAGTAAAGAATTCGCCATTAAAAGCTGTTGTTGAGCACCATCGCCCCCCTTTAATGCCCAGGTGTTCATATTTCCAGAGTCACCTGTTACTGTGTTCTTATAAGAGTTCATCGCTTCACGAGTAGCCCTATCTATCTCAGCCTTCTTCTCCTCACGTACACGAGCCTCTTCTTTAAGAATTCCTGAGAAGTTTGACCCAACCTCTGCCCAGTTTATCTGTTCAGAAGCATCTCTGCCTACATATCCTATCTTTGTTGCCATGTGTTAACTATATTGAAAATGGGTTAGAATACAAATCAAATATTGAATTGTTTACTGCGTATGGATTCGGCATACCTGGAGTTGCTGGATTGTTTACTGCGTATGGATTCGGAGCACTTGGAGGAGCAAATACTGAATTGTTTACTGAAAATGGGTTAGAATACAAATCAAATACTGAATTGCTTGATATATATGGATTTGGCATACCTTGACCTGCTGCTTTACCTTGTTGAGGTGCTGCTTCACCTGCACCAACAACACCTGTTACTACCTTAGATTTTGATTTAGGATATAGGCTTGGCATTGCTATTGCTTGCTGAGTTGTATTTGCCACACCTTGGATACCTGCCTGCAGTGCTTGCTGAGAAGCAAATCTCGCATCAGCAGCAGCCTGTTGATTTCCTTGAATCTCCATTGTGTCAAGCCCGACATTTATATCTCTTAGTCTTGAGTCTTCTTCAAGAATTGCATTCTCAATATTAGTTAAATCATTTGATTGTCTCTCAGCTATGTTAGCCTGACCCATCTGTTGACCTGCATATATTTGACCAGCAGCAGAGGCAGCTCCTCTATCGCTCTCAGCAGCAGCCTGAGTAATCATAGCTCCTTGAGCAAGTAGAGCCATTCTCTCTGCATTGTACGGCTCTTTCTTGATTGACATCTGCTCCGCATAGTTTACCTGCAAAGCTTTTCTAGCCTCGGCTAGTGCCTTATCCGCTTCATTCTGGAATTCGAGCTGTTTATTTTTCTCTTTATTTGCCTGAGCAAACGATACAGCAGTTGTCCCTGCCTGTATAACTAAACCTGCAATGCCTGCTATTAATCCTGCCATTGTAATTTTTTATTTAAAATGATGTGTTCAGGAAGGTCGAGATAGTCTTCAGTATAAACCTCTTTCTCCGCCTCTTCAACTGTTTCTTTATCTGTTTTATATACGCAAACCCATACGCAATCTTCATGCATATAGGCAACTCTTTGTGTTCCAATTTCAGTCATAACCTTCATTGGAGCTTTTATTCTTTTAATTTCTCCATTATCAGCTAATATAGACATCTCTCCTGACATAAAAAATGACGGATGATTTGTCTTATGTATGAAGCTAACAACTAACGATCCCTTTGGCATAAGTATTTCTCTTGTATATAAACCATCCTGAATATGATGCTCCAGAGGAAACACCTCAGCCATCTCATCAGTATTGTGATTTATTGCTCCATCTATATTTTTAATGGTATCTTTAAAATCAGAAATAGCTTCCCAAAGTATACCTCTGTCTACTGATATAAACTTTAGTAAGTCTTCAGGATTCTCTTTTTTCTTTCTGAACAAGTTAAATACTCCCATACGTATCGCAAAGATAAGAAATTTAAGGAAACGATTTCATAACTTCTGACTCAACTGTGAACAATTCTGTCTTATTTGTGTTTGAGTTTGTGATATCAAACACACAATAGTGTCCTAACACACCATGCGACTCAGCTACTGAGTTCTTAATGTATAAGAAGTACGCATCATTAATAGGGATTGGTATAGTTGTTGGAGCTGGTGTTACCACTGGAATAAATGTATTCCCATCAGTGTTTATAACTATCTCGTTTATACCTGCCCTAAGATTTATGTTGACTGCTGTAATTTGACCAGCTAGTGACGGTGTGCCGTAGTTTGGTGGCAATGAAAAGTACATCATATCGCCAATACTTATAATGTTTCCTATGCTGATATTTGTAGAAAATGATATAGTTGCTGTGTTTACACCAAATGTAACTGTCGCACTCTTACCAATACCATTCAATGATCGCAATGCGTACTCAGATGTTTGAGATGGGACTGTTCCAGTATTACGAACAAAACCATACCATGACTGCTCCTTTTTCTCAAACCACGATGCATCTATAAATCCTGAGTCTTGAATATCAGTAATTAAATTAGCTTGCCAAGAATTATCACCCTCAAGGTTTATTGTTTTAAATAACTTGTTCTCTAATGGCAAGTCATTAAATACGCTTTTCAGTGTTGAGTTGTACTGAATCCCATAGAAGTTATTTCTTATGTTGTTTACGTTGTGTCTATATAAATTACCACCCTTAAAAGTATAGAAGTAGTTATTCATACCTATCATCCAATCAGGAGTATACGAGTAGAAAGATGGGAATCCCTGCGCCCATTCCGAATATGTCAATGTGTAATCTGCCATTTTATTTTATTTATGGACATGTTAATAATTGTGATACAACTCCATTCCCAACTTCAATAATATAGTTTTGGCTAGGATGCTGAACGAGATAATACCCATCCGCTAAAACATATTCGCCATTAGGATCTGAAAATACCCAATCAAAAAGCCCAGGAACCCCGTATACTTCTGGACTGCTAACTGGGACATTATAAGCTGTATATAGTATCGGATTATTGCAGAAATTCTGATCAGGAGGCGAACTATAAACGGCAGAAATCCCAAATCCAGTTAAAGATATAGGGCATGATACTTCTAATTGAAATTCACTTGTTAAATCACATAGACTTGCAATTTCAAACATTAACATATCTGGAGAAGTTGTTATTTTTGGTACTACCATTCTACCTGCTACATAGTTTACCGTTGATACATCACTAGCAGCAACTGATATTGATTGAGTCGCTCCTGTTGTGAAGAAAGATAACCCATCATAATAAAATGATGGGACAGATGGGAATGTTACTCCAGTTATCGAACAGGAAGGGGTAAATGGAGATACAAATGTAAAATTAGCAGGAGATGATGATGCGTGGTATCCAGCCATAGGTTCACTTAACTCATTGTATGTAACATTGTTATATATTGCTCTCACACCTAAAGGTTGATTCCCAAAAGACACACCTCCAACAGTAGACTTGAAGGTTATAACAACAGCCCCAATGCTGGTGGAATTTATGTCTGTACTAATTGAGTACACTCCTTCCGCTGTATCATTTGCTATTAATATTTGGTCGCAATCTAAGTGGCATGCTGCACATTCCTCTGCAGGAGATAATACACAGCCAATCTGCTGCCTTGATATAACACCATCGGAATAATATCCATCAGGTGCACACGATGTAAGATTTACATTTGTATATACAGCTGCTGAGTTCGCTAATGTATTTCCGTCTAAATAATAAGTTGCCATTTATTTTATTTTTAATTAATTAAGATGGGCAGTCAAATGTGCTAGTTGATTGAATTGTTGCATCTACAACTGCATATGAAATTGATATAGATGAAATTGTTCCATATTTGTCAACTCCCGTTCCGCCTCCTGCTCCTATTTTATATTTAACTACATCACCTACGCTAAACGATGATGTAAGCAATGCAATCTGCTCTACGGCTGTTGTGCAATCTATAATTTTATAAGTTGGAGGGCTAGGTTCTGGTCCACCCTCACATATACAGCATACATCATGAGCTGAATCATCATCAAAACATAAATTTATTTGAGTTTTTTCTCTGTAATCCCATATTAAATACAAATATGAACCAACCGATGGCATTATAAAATCAGCATAATAAGCTGTATTCCCACTTGTTGGAGGGATTATTGGAGTTAAATTATTAGAAGCTAAAATTAATGAGTTAATATCTGTAGCATTATTCGCATACAAAGTATTTGTTCTTAAGTATTTAAACTTATCTTGAGATTGATCAAAGTTAAAATTATCTGATCCATATGTATTATTTAGCATTGTGACTGTGGCTCCATTTATAGGTATCACCCCACCACCTTGTGGTCCAGTTACTAAGTTGTATTGAGCTACTACTGGAGATGTGCCTGCTGGAAATATTATTGTATCGCTATGAATTGGAGATATAAATGTTCCAGAAGTCCATCTATATTGATTCGTGGTTTGTAATCCTTGCTCACTATTACTAGTCAGTGTGACAAGTATAATTGTTATATCATCAGCATCAGGACAGTTTACAGTATAAGACATGGCTACGCTTCCAGTTGTAGATATTGTCAACTCAGCCAAAGAAACATTTACTAAGTTTTTCAATATAGTTAACGTGCCACTTGTAGTAACGGGTCCAGTTGTATATGTTATTCCGTTATATGTTACTGTTATAGTAGCTGTTCCAGTTAATAATGTTATATTGTAATCTATATCTACATTCCCAACTAAGTTGCCTAAATCAATAGATTGATTAAATACAGCAGCTTCACTTTCTATATCTATGACGGTAGTTATACCACAATCAGTAGCTATGCTATCTTGAGGAATTGGCGTATCATTTGAAGATAATACATACTCATTCATGTATGGGTCAAATCCGCCAATCTTTTGCGTATTGAACGATTCATTAAACAAGTCTCTGAACCAAGTTCTCATTCCTTGATTTGATATTGGGGTCAACTGATCATTAGAATATGAAGAGCCTTTTAACTGTATTACAGCCCCACGTTTTGCATCTGTAAAGTATTTATCTGCTCCCCATTGGACAAAGCTTTCAGGGTTATGTGATATTCCGTATTCTTCAATTCTAGCCACTTGCTGACCAAGTATCTCTGGCACAGCCATAAGCGTACTTTGTACGCCTGGGCTTTGAAGTATTGTTTTTCCTTGAAGCACATAAGATATTTTATCCTCTTGTAAAGCAAGGATATCAGTCTCTCTGGCAAACATCTTATTTATAGGACCAAATGATTGGTCAAGTGATTTATAATTAAGTAAGCCAAGGTTAAACTCATTGAGCCTATTTATATTTGACTCTTCATTGTATATACCACTATATGTTATGTCGTAATATCTTCTTGTTCTTCTATAGTCAAGATCTGTTGTAGCATAAACTCTATTACCTAATGATAATGCCTTGCCTATAATTGAGTCTTGTATTTTATAACTTTCTACTCCATTTCCAAAAGCATAGCAGTTAAAAAAATCAGTATTAATAATGGCTGGCGTGTTTGTAGCTATATCCTGGTCTTGCTTATTACCCATATGCTCACCATCGCTATTTATATCAAATACCTCAGATGATTCGTACCAAATATTTGGAGCTGCATCTAATGGTTTTGTCTCAAATACAACGCTTGCTCCTGCTCTAATTATAACAATTTGAACTGAGTTGTATGTAACCTTTTTTCCTTTTGTGTACCCAAGTATACCATTCATAACCAACTGATACGGACTAAAAAAATGGAAAAAAACATCTAATGAGTTGCAAATACCAACAGTTGGATTTACTATAGGGTCATAGTACGCTACTGGAGCAGGACCACTAGTCGAAGACGATGTTGAATTGCTGCCATTTAATGTTAATGCAACATTATCTCCATCCCACCATTCTTTAAAACTATTGTAATCTTGAGATGCTGTTAGTGTGTTTTCGTATTCATAATGTTTACCAGCAACATTATACTTCCCTTCCCTATCACTTTTAAAATTGAGGTATATTGATGACCCAGCTGGAATTGGGATGGGGATAATTACGCCTGGGTTATTCGGGTCTACAGTAGATACTGGATAGGATACATTAGCACAAGGTGCGTTGGTAGTATTGTTTTTCTTTATTCCGTATGTTATATAATTTGGTATGCCCCCAGTATTGTTAATATCTGTACTAAAATTATTTGATTGAATCTTAATATACACTCCAGTTGGAACGGGAATTGGATTTCCATATTGATCTTGTGGAGCTGGATCTAAAAAGTCAGCAGCGTATGCTTGTTTATCAAGAACAGATGTATACGTACAAGTATTTAAAGCTCCAGTAGTATCAACTTTTACAATAAGCTCATCGCCCACTTCAACCTTCTGAGAGTTCTGTCCTTCAAGAAGGAAATAGTCAGCTCCAGTTATTGAGTCTCTAACAAAAAAATTAGAGTATATTACTTCATATAACTCTTTATCAGGCTTTACCACAAATTTATACCTCTTAGCCCAATATGGTGCTTCTTGAATGGCTGGAATTGTTACCTGTATTCTATTTTGATATTCTGATGCTGAGCATGGTACGTGTATAGCGTTATACTTGCTTACTAACGGAGTTGATGATCTATTAAATTCATCCATATACACCATTCCAACCTCATAACCTCTATTGCTGTGAAGGCTGGTTGGGTTTCCGTTCTCTGAATATATCGCTTGAGCATCCTCCATTTTGTAGTATGCGTATACGTTCTTCGTAATTGTTGTGAATAATGGATCGTCAACATATCGAATTGCTGGAATCTGAAGAGAAATTGTATCACTACCAGGGCTAGAAAATATCTGAATTGGCTGCCCAGCTGCTGATATTCCACTTTCATACTTATAAACCGTTGGACCTCCTCCTGCGAGGGTTTGTTCTATTAAGCAGTTAAATATATCTGTAAAAGTAGTACCAGAGCAAGAATTTGCAACAGTTTGTATCGTCCCTGGAGGGTTAGGTAAAGCTGTCCCAATCTTTTCAACAAAGTCAGGATCTATTGATAAATCATAAACGCTATTAAAGTCTTGCTGCAGAATATATGAAAAATTTATAGTTGTTGGCTGTTGCTTATCTATTGGAGATGGAAGGTCACCGTTGTACTGAGCCCAAGTATATCTTATTTCAAATGAAATAATTCCACCAGACACAAGGCTTTGATTTGCTACTGAGAAATCAAAGTTTACTTTAGAACTGGGTACTGAAACCGACCCATTAATTGAATAATTTGCACTAGAAAAAGAATGACTTATTTCTACTTCTCCAACTTCAGCTGACAATAACTCTGCACTATACTCTAATCTTGTTGAGGCTCCATACTGATCAATTAAATCATATCCATCTACGTAGTTTCCGTACATCATTCTGTTTCCCATAACAGTTTGAGACTTAGATAATAATGGGACATTGTCGTATAGTCTTAGTATTTCCGACTCACTAAGTATTGTAAATATTTTACTATTTTCAAACTGAAAACTATAATTAGTATTATTAGATAAACCATCCTTTAATTTGTTTACCTTATCAATTACTCTAATTATAGGGGAGTCCATCTCTTTAAATAGTAAATCAATAGACTTCACTAATGGTCCTCCTGAGTTATAAGTTACAGAAGCCATATTGGAAATGCCTTTCATTCCATCATTTAAAGCTGTTGCTGAATTATAAGAGAAATAATTTGGTATAAATGCTGGCTTACTCCACTGAGATGTTGCTGAGTATTCTCCATCTGCGTACTTGTATCTATACGCAAAACAAATAAACCTATCCTCAAGATAATTATCTTGACTAGAGGTAGCCATTGGCGTAACACCTGGAGCAGCCACTGGTGGTTTTTTAATAACAAGTATTGACTCGTAAGAAAACTGATCTACTCCAGCTATTGGGTTGGCGTAGTTATTATTTATATTTATCTGTCTTGGAGGATTATAGTCATCTGTCCAATACAATAAATTTTCAACTTTATCAACACCAGTTATCAGATACTTATCACTAAAGTTTAAGGTGCTACTTGTGGATGTTCCATCTTGTAGACTTATTAAGTGATATATAAGAACAAATGTATTTACATTGTATGATACAACTAAATCTATTTTTCCAGTAGGAGATGGTGCAAAGTTTTCATCATGGACAAACCAATAGATTGTCTCATTCGTGCCGTCATCAAATGCCCCTATACATTTAGCTGAAGAGCTTAATGGAGTTCCGTTATATTCAAGTTGGGTAAGCCCCGTATTACCCTTAGCGTTTTCTATAACGCCTTGTTCGGATTCTTCGGTTGAACCCATCCTAACATTCAAGGCATCGATATATTCCCCATTTGGAACAAGGCGTTCATCAACACTCTTGTTCATTTTGCCTAACGAAAAACTTCTAGTTAAATTTGCCATATTATTTTAGCCACTTATTTTGACCCCTCATATTCATTAATAATCTTCCTGGGTGGATATTACTAATTCTTATTTTAGCATTTCTTAACAATGCGGTCTTTCTTTTTCTAACTCTATTTATAACATACTCTTGAACATTAAGTTTAGAGCTTAATAAAGCGTACTCAATAGCAGCATATATATAATCTTCAAACATTTTATTTACAGTAACTATGCTATCGTCACCATTCTCCATCCCGTCTGATACATACTCAAGAACAACTAACTCACCTTGTATTCCTGAGCTGAAGTTAATTACACCGCCTTTTTTATTGATGCTAAATGTAGGATTAGCATTAGCTGTCTCAGTGTTTAATCCGAAACTTCCACCAATACTTTTAGAGAAATACCAAACCCCGTTATCATTATACCCAGACATACCGTTATACGGTGATAAGCTGTTTAAATATATAGTTGGCTGTATAGTAAATATTCTGTCGTAATCTAATTGCGAGAACTGAGGAGACAATGCGTTTCCATCTTGGTCAAATAATATCTTGCCAGTGTTATCTTGCAAGTATGCCGATGACCAGTTTGTTTGTATGTTCTCACTTAACGGATAAAGTATGCCTTGTTTTTCAATAGAGATTCTAACCCAATTTACATAGTCTGACGGCAAGATAAATCTCAACTGATCATCAACACTAAGCTCTAGTATTTTAATTTCTTTAAATGCATCATAGTTCAATTCTTGTATTGCTCTCTTTGCATGGAATAGTATCTTAAATCTTTCCTCATTGTTCACCAAGCTATGGTTTCCAGAGTACATCAACATAAAGTTATTTACTACATCATATAGAGATACATACTGAAATGAACCCCAATTAGCATCTTCAGGCTGAAGACCCCCATTCTCATAATACTGATACTGCGATATATAACTCATAAACTATTATTGTTGAGATTGATTGTCAACCTGTTCTAGGCTTTGTCCAAACTGAACTGCACCAACTTCACGTATTGACATACCTGCATACTGAAGAATTTTACTAACCAAGTCAGGTTCGCAATCTAATGATAATTCAAAATCCTGATAGTCAGGTTGTGATTGATCAAATGTAGGCTCTCCATTTGTTAAGGAAACGAATGTCCACTTCGGAGCTTTTGGGTATCGTATGTACTGAGATACCACTTGACCAATATTATTTATTGTAGATGGAAATGCTGTAAGAGTAATTGCTTCTTCCGTATAAGCAGGGTATGTCAGTGTTGGCTTAGTTAGCTTTGAACTATTCAACATTGTTATCTTGTTGTGAGAAACTTTCTCTACTTCGCTCGTCTTGTCATCATATACACTATACGATATACCTGGTACATTCCAAGGAGTTAAAGTTATGATGCTGGCAGTCGTTGTAATGGACGTTTGACTATTTACTAATGCAACAGTCACATATTGAGTAATACCTCCGCTAACAAGCCCTATGATGTCTCCAGCTTGAACTCCATTTGTTTGAAATGTAGCATTTGAGTCAATTAATTCAAGACCAGCACCAATAGCCGTTGTAACTCCACTTGTAATTAAATCAGAATATACTAATACTTTGTTCAGTAAGTAGTAGTCATCACCAGTTGTTGTAGGGGATGGAAGGTAATATGTATTGTTAATTGTTGGTTGAAGTGTGCTTAAACTCAACGGGCTTGTGACAGAAAAAATATCAATCAACTCCTCTATCCCTTTAGTGATATTGGCATATCCTTCGCCAGACTGCCTAGCGTTCTCCTTGTTTATCTGATAGTTATACTGATAAAAATACGTCTCGAACAAATCTAACTGCGACTGCTTTGCAAATAAATTGAAATCAGAAGGAGAAATGTACCCGTAATTATTTTTATTAAGTATAGATAATACTGTATTTCTAACTGAGTTAATCATCTATAAAACATTTTTTACAAAGATAGCAAAAAAAAAGACCCAATCATTTTTTGGATTGGGTCTTGTATTTTAATTGTTTTTCAGATATTATAATAGTTTTTCAAGAATTTTATAAGTATCTAAACCACTGTCTGATTGCAAATATGACACAACAATATCCATTGGATTTTCTCCGTATGGAATGTTTAGCATTTTTGTTTTGTTTGAATCTATATTAAACCACACTTCCTTGTTGCTCTTTCTGAACGTAAGGAATCCTTTTTCAAAAATTAAAGAAACAGTTGATTGAAACTTTAATGCTGGGTCATTTACAGCACTTAGGAATGTACGTGGATCATTTTTAGCAAATACCAAGATATCTCTTTTTAATTCAGCTGTAGACATCTTAGTTACATCTCTATTAAATAATACTCTTGATACCATCTCTAATTGGTCAACACTAAGTTGTCTTGCTTCAATAAGAGCATCAACTTCAATATTTAATTTGTCAACCTCTACTGAGGCATCTTTCTCCTCATTAACCTCAATGAATTTAACTCCATTCAGTGGGTGATAATAAAGAAATTGTTGCAGAACTGGATTAGTTCTTGGAACAGATAAGAACCCATCCTCAAAAGTAACTGGCTCTAAAATTGCATTCCCATCTTGTTCATCCTCAAAAGGAGTTTTTTGGTTTCTAGCATAGCGTAATGCTCTGTTAGTCCCAGACTCTTCATCAAAATATAATAATGGAAATTGCGCTGAGTGTCTCGTTGGAATCAAAAATGATAAAGGAGCTTCAGACTTTGTTAATTTGTAAACCTTGTCGGTTAATACTTTTTTTTGTGCTTTCATTTGATATAATTAAAATTTAAAAAAATAAGGGGGCAGACTGCCCACCCCCTTTTATTAATTCCTCTTAGTTTTGGAACAAGAAGAAGTTGTTTGCACCTAGTGTACATACTGCTCTTTCAGACAAGAAGTTAACCTCCATTGCATCAAGATCAGATGTTTCTGCACCACCTGCTGAACCTGTAATCCAAGTTTTGTAACGGCGATCTTCAGTTTCTGAAGCTCTGTAACGTACATGTAAGAATGGACGTTTTGCGTTCTTACCAAGGATTTGGTCATAAACAGTTGTAGATCCAGCTGGAACTAACAATCCGTTTACTTTACCTGAACCAGCTGCTGTTGGCAAACCACCACGCATTGTTGGATCGTTCAAGTATTTCCAATCAGATTTGTAGAAATCGTAACCTCTACGGAATCCTGAGAACCCTAAGTTCAAAGCCATTTCTTTGTCGTTTTCAAACAAACCATAAGAAGTACCGCCTGCTCCATAAGAGTTTTGTGCAGCTAACATATCATCGATGCTAAAGCTAAATGCTCTATCAACAAATAATGCGTTTTCTTCAATTGATCCTTGTTTGTCAAGACGAGATACGATAGCATCGAAGTCAGCCAATGTTGTTGGATAACCACCACCCCATACGTTTCCACGTTGGTTTACCGAATAGAATACACCTTCAGAACCTTTGTTACCAACATCACCAGCAGTTGCCGCAGCACCTGAACCAGTTTCAGCAGGAACAGCTTCGATCATTGCAGTTTCCAAGTAGTCATCGAAACGCAAACGAGTTTCGTGCTCTGACTTCATGTACCACAAATAACCATTAGCACCATTCTCAGTTGTTACTTCAACCCATCCGATTTGAGCCATATCAGAACCTGATACTGCATACTTATCTTTGATGATGATTGGAGAGTTCTCGAAGATCTCATCGTCAGCTTCCAAAGAACCCTGCATTCCATTTGTTCCTTTTTTGAACTCAGAACCATAGATGAAAATTGACCATTTATCTGTAGCTGTTGCATTTGTGATACCAGCTGCATTGTAGAATGCTACATCAAAAGTACCAGCTGTAGTGTTTACTGCTGTTACGATTGCTTTGTAGTTAGCTCCACCTGCGTTAGCTGTGATCATAAGTGTTTGACCAGCACGAACCGCAATAGCACCTGATGCAGCTGGGTTCAATGTGTCATTAACTGTGAATGTCGCAACATCTGAGTTTGTAAGAACTGTAGTTGTACAGTCAACATACTTAGTATGTAAACGACCTTGTTCTGCCCATTTGATAAGGTCAGAGTTAGTCGGCATCTCTGCTCCTACCATACGTAAGAAAGAAGATACTGTTCTGTTACCATATCTTTCGAATTCTTTTTCGTAAGTATCTGGTAAATATTGATTTAAGAAATCAAAATTACTAATGTAATTTGACTTCAAAGGAACTTGTTGTGCACTTGGCTGCAATTGGTATCCTGGTACTGCTTGTACTGACATAATTTTTCTTTTTAGTTTTTATTTTTTACTCCTAATTTTTAGACCTCGACCTGAGTCTTGTCCAATCTCCCTAATTGTCGTTCCCCCCTTAGCAATATTTTGAGGTACATTCTGCTCAGACATGTTTATGTTTTTAGTCTTACGCATAACGTCATCAACTGCTGCTGATTTGCCTTGCTTATAAAAGAACTCGGCAAATTTCTCAGGGTTCATTGCGACTGACAATGCTTTGTGGTATCCTACAGGATCGACTAAGAGACCATCTTCACCTAAAAACTTCTTCGTAAAGTTTGAAGGATCACTATGAATCTTATTCATCTCAGCTGCATCACCTGGGGTAAAAACAAGTTTGTTATCGTCAAGCGTGAACTCAAAACCTTTGAACTCACTTCCGAATACTTCACTAGTCTTTTCTTTAAACCACTGCTCCTTACGTTGCATTTGCTCACCCAAAGACATTGACTCTTTAACATACTGGTTGTATTCCTCGATCTTTTGTTTATCTTCATTAGAAACAGAAGCACCCATTGACTCAACAGGAGCTTTGTACTTTTCCTTTTCAGATTCAAAATAATCTTTGGCTTTAGCAACCATTTTCTTTTTAGCTAATCTAGCTTTTTTAATTGTGCTATCATCGTCAAGGTCTTCATCATAATCATATTCATCCATCATAGATTCAATATCATCTTGATCCAACCCCTTTTCGGTAATAGTCAAATACTCTTTTAACAAGCTGTCTGGACTTACTTCATCTAAATCTCTATTTAGTTTTACAAAGTCTTCAATCCCACGCCCTGTTTCTTTTTTATATTTGAAATAAGCAGAGACATCTCCAGGTAGCTCTTCAGCTTCCTCTCTTTCTCTAGTTAATTCTTCTATAGAGTTGATCTCTTTTCCGTATCTATTTTTAATAAATGAAAGAACGTCTTCTTCTTTAATCTCATAGCCATCATTAGGCTCATCAAGACTTATTTTCTCATCGGCATCGACATTATCTTCGCCCACACTATCCGAACCGTCATCATTAAACTCGCTATCATGCTTATCTAATAAAACTTGTTCAACCTCTTGCATTGATTTCTGTTCAACACCATCTAATTCTCTTACTTTAATTTCCATATTGAATTTAATTTAATTACAAAGTTACTTAAAAAAATATTTCCCTTTTAAAATCCTATCTAGGATTGAATTCTGCTAAGTCAAATCCATCAAGACTATCCTCGTTTGATTCAAAGTTCAATGGTGGCAAATTATTTTTTCGTTGGTTAATTAATTTTGATTGTTGAGTATTCTGAATACCAATCCTTTTATCCTTAGCTTTCTCTTTATCTTCTTCTCTTTTATTTTGAGCAGTTACCTCTATCCCTCTAAGTTGCATATTAAGATTAAACTCTTCTTGCATCAACTGAGATTTCAGCATAGCTTCTTGTTTCATTTTTTCTATTTCAAAAGATATCTCAGCTTGCTTAAACTGCATCTTAGATTGAGTTTCCATTTGAATTTTCTGCATAGATGCTTCTGCCGCCATCTGTTGTGATTGTTGTTGAAGCTGACCCTGCATTTCCTGTTGTTGCTTAGCGATCTTCTCTTCTCTATCCTGCTTAGCTTTCCGTTTAAGCTTAAGCAATTGGTTAGCAAGCTTAATATTTCTCATCTCACGAATATCAATAGCATCCTCAAGATTAATATCGCCTTTAGATAAAGCCATATTTATATTCTGTTCAAGCTGAGATCTTTGCTCTTCATCTGGAGATACTTCGATAAAAATACCAAAGTCATGGATATATAAGTCTTTAATGCTATTAAGAATATTTATGTTGTATTTTCCGATCTGATTTATGAACTCATCTTTAAAGTCAGCGTATTCTAATATATCAGCAATTCTATACGTTAATGCTTCAGCTAATGTTCTATAGATATATAGACTTGAATCAAGAATATGTCTAGTAGCTGTATTTGAATTCAGCGCAGCTAACTTTTGGATACCAACTAATGCATTAGGATCTGGCATACTTCCATCTCTAGCTTCATTAAGACCCGTCACCTGTCTTATCTGATTAAGGTAATGGTTATAGTTTCCTAACAGCATCTGAGTTTTTGCAGCTCCAGAGTTTGCTGTAAGCTGAGTAATTGGAACTTTTGCATTATTGTAATCGCCATCTTGAGTGTACGATCTACCAATAACGCTACCTGTCTGGAAGTATAATCTTAATGCGTCCTCTGGACTATACGCTGCACCTGTACCGAGGTCAACTTCATTTAAACCATCAGCATCAATAAATACCCCATCAGGAACAACTCTTGATATTACCTGTTGAAGTTTTAGGTGAGTCATCTGAATCAAATCAGCAAATGGGATCATTCTTCTCGTAAGAGACTCAATAACACCTTTGTACATTCTTGGTGCACAAGCTACATAATTCGCCATTGCATACTGACTAGCTGACTTAGGTCGAACCATATTCTCAGCCATCTTCCACTTCAATAGGTAGTTAGTTCCCATTACCATGACTCCCTCATACCATACATCGATAACTTTAGAAACCTTTTCAAAGTTTCCTTCCTCCATCATTTCAGTAGGTGGGTTGAATGAGTCATCCTTCTCAACCATGTTTGTATTTCCAGAATCAGTAATCTTTTTCTTGTATACAACATTCTTTGTTGTCTTATAGTTAAAGTATAATAACGTAGCTGTATCATTGTTAAATATATCATTCTGATACATCTGAGATGTATTATAGTAGTCTGCCCAGCTCTGACTATATTTTGAAATTTCTTTCAAGTCATCACTTGTTAAGGTTGTATCTATTTTTCTAAGCTCATTTACAGATACTGTCTTTACCTCACCCCAATAGAAACAATCCTTGAAGTTTGGGTCTTCAGTATAACTATATACAACATTTGCTGGATCAACATAAGATATTTTTACTCCGTCACCCATTAAGAATTCATGCTTCGCTATCCCTATACCAAGTACAGTAATATCATAGTCAATCCTTTTTCTGATGTCATCATAATGACTGGCATCAAATAATGTATTTATAGCAGTTTCCTCAGCAATCTCAATTGCAGGCTTATAGTTAAGCTGCATATACAATGAAAGTTCTTCGTCTGTGCTAGGGAGATCATCTGGATCAGTCATAAAGGGATTAGCCCCAGTCTTATCCATAATATTTTGAAGAATAGGCTTGGCAACCATCTGTCCCTCAATCATATCTTGATAAGAGCTTCTATTATTTTGAGACATCGCATCTTGAGCGTATGCCTTAACTTTAAATAATCTATCAGACATTCCGTTTACGACAATGTCAATAAATTTAGGAAGCACAGGAATTGGTGTCCAATCTAAATTAAGATAAGACAAGTCACCATCTACAGATAATTCATTCTTATATTTCGCAATCGACTGCTCTCCACGAGCATATAATCTTAATCTATGAAATTCTTTCCATTGACTATAGTATCTGCTACCACTTCCGTCTTTTTTAAACCACTCATATTGAATGGCTTGACCAATCTGAAGACCGAATTCATCGCTTGATTTCACTGAGTCTGAGGCAAACTGATCAGGAAACGCTGAAGATGTAATGTTTATTTTAACGTCTTTCATCTAATTATCTCGCTTATTGTTCCTTTATTACTATACCTTGCAAAGTTAATCTTTATTTTTGATTGTTTTTTCTGCGGTAGGTAAAGATTTTTCTGTGTAGCCATTATAGCTAGCCCAGAACTAATAGACGCATCATGCTTTGTTCTGTCTGAAATATCAAACTTAGCCCAATCTTCTAATGTCCTAATAAATATCATATCTCCCATATCTCCCACATCTCTATACGTTCCGTCATTATCCATGCCTACGTACTTTTCTATGTATGATTCTATAGCTGATGCGTGAGCTTGTTTAATATCCTCACTAGAGTTAGGTATTCCACCCAGTTCTTTTTCTGTCTTAGATAGATTTGTGTAATGTTTATCTGGTCTGTTCATACAAAAACCCCTATATCCTCTATTTTTAAAATGGTAAAGAAGTCTAGGTTTATTGTTCTCAATAAGTATCGGCATACCATAAAAAACACAAGCCATCAATACGTCTTCATAGAATATCTCAGCAGTCTGTGGTCTAGCTATATATTCCAAGAAAAAAGTATTAACTGGAGCTTCATCCATATGGTATGTAGTTAACCCATGAAGAGCACCATTAGATCCTCCTCCTCCAACCACACCTGATATGTCGTAGCTATCACACCCAAACGCTCCTATATGATCATTTCCTGGAAACTTAATCCCATTCTTAACTATGATCTTATTTTGCATGTGTGCTTTTGGATTCCAGCTTATATAAAATCTTCCACTATTATTTGGACTAAATATTACCTTAGTATCATTTATGCCATCCTTCCAAGAAAATGAACCTCTGGTTACGTGATGGTCTTTTATTAATGAGTCATTATAGTCAATTTGCTGGTATATCTTTGTTAAGTTGAATAGGGATAGTTTGCTCTCGTCTCTAAATGCATGAGACTCTGTTCTAGGAAACTGTCTATAGAATTCATTTAATGCATCAGCATCGTTCTTTAGCGAATCTACCTCAGCCTCCCAATAGTCAATAGCACCATTGTGTATCATCTCATTGTCAATACCAAGTACAGGTTTCTCAGGTCTACGGAACACTGGCATACCATATCTATCAATAAAGCCCTCCATATTCCATTCCATCGGAATGAACAACGAGTACAGACCACTCTTAGTCTGACCATTCATATTGCGATTATTTACATTTGAATCCTCATATAGCTTCTTGAAGTTATCTCCACCCTTTGACAATGCATTTGATGTCGAACCCATCATACACTTGCCAATAATTTTAGATCCTAAACGTAGACAGGTCTTTGTTACCCTCCAGTTATTAAGAATATTATTTGGCTTAATCCACTTGCCACTTTCGTCATGAACCAGTAGTAGCAATTTCTCACCATCATAGCTATTATCATCTGTATTTTTCCAATCTATTGTTGTGTCAAGACCCTCGACATCATCAGCCTCTTGGGTATACATATTTTTTTTAGTAATCTTTGATGCAGGAATTCTAAACGCCAATTCAGTCTTTGGCTTATCCATACCATCTTTTATAGGTTTAAAGAAGAATGGAAGCCTATTTGTTATAGGGACAACCTTATCGGTAAACATCTTCTTAGCATCAGCCCCTGTCTTTGAAAGTATGCCAACCCTTGCATCTTTAGCAAGCGTTCCTATGTTAGAACACTCAGAAGAACTCATAAACGAAAATCCTGAACGTCTAATCTTCAAGTAGTCTATGCCGAATGATCTATTATCTGCTCTGCATGCTTCCCAGTAGATGTAAAGAACTCTGTTTGCTTCTCGATAATCTGGGTATCCAATATCTATACTAGCCCATTGTAGGTACATATAATGAGCTCCAGTGATGTAAGTTGGAACTCCATTATTCATAAACCAAACACCATCCTCTCTTTTGTCAAATTCAGACTCTATGTAATCAACCCATCTATCCTTAAACTCTGACGGCTTCTCATTCCACTGAAATATTGATTGAATCTTTGATAGCTCATTAGGTAGTTCAGATCTTTCCCAATACTGATCCTTCTTGACTGAACTTCTTTGTATATATTCTTTTGGAGTTTTTGGTAACGCAACAACAAGACCCTGTATTGATACTATATCTCCAATCTCACCTGTCTTAGATATAACAATAACATCATACTTCTTGTCGTATCCATACGCCCAAGACTTAGCCTTATTCTTGCTTGATATAACACTATTAGGTATTACATTCTCAAGCTGTATATATAAACTATTTTGATCTTCGTTCTGCAAATCCTTGTTTTGTATATGTCTTACTTACTGGTCCTGATGCTGACTCTATAGCTTCTTTCTCGGACTCTATCCTACTTAGTATCTCAAATGCATCAAATATAGCAAGCTTCTTAGTAGCCGCTGCGTTTTTTAGTCTATCCGCTGACAATGCATCTTCGGGGTCAATCTTTATAATAGACTCCTTCGCAACTTTTATTAATTGCTCAACAGCCGCATGACCAGCTTCAATTATCTTTAACTTTATTTCCTTTGAATCCATCGCAAAATAATTTAGGTATAACCATACTTATATGGTGGTCGTACATTCTATAAAGTTTCTCTCCGTCAACATTAAACTCATACTCAGTCCCAGGCATAAAAGTAACCAAGTCACCTGGCATAACCCCCTTGCTTTTTAAGTAATCATTCGGGTACTTCATCTCACCTATAAGCGGCTCTTCACTTAATGGTTTAAATATATATGAATCAACTGGGGGAATAGGTTTAATGAAGCAATATCTATCGTATGCATTCCACTCGTCTCCATTGTAATACATAAAGAACTGTTCGGTATCAACAAAGAATAGGTCATCCTTGAAATAGCTTCTGCCACTTCTTTGGTTTCCTCTCATGTCATTATAGAACTTAAATACATTATGGTGAACAAGAAGTATATCTCCAGATTTTATATGACCATCATATCCAATCGGAACATCTATAACCTCTGCATATCTATTTGAGAATTTATGGTCCTCCTCGGATGTGCTTACAATGAGATCTACGTTACCAATTTTTTTGATATTACTATATCTCTTGCCATCAAGTGGTTTGACTATAAAGTCAAATGGTGATTTCATTAATTTAATTTAATTTATACAACCACTAAGATACCACTTATATGGTACTAGAAGTTTATATTGTACTCTATAGATACTGGGACTGTATCTGTGAATTCTTTCCACAACAGTATCTCGTCATTTTTCTCAATCCAAATCTTTATATACATTGTATTGATATCTAACTTTATCAGGTGTATTTTATAAGACGAGCCAAGCACCTGCTGACCCACTATGTAGTGCATCGCTCCAGACTTGTAGTCTGGTCCTATAGATATTTTTCTAATATCCATATTAGTTTAATTTCTGTATATAAATTGAAGCGGAAGGAATGGACGACCATGCAGAAGCTGATTGAGTAATTAAACTACCCTGATTTACTCCTGCTAAATCTCTCATTATCTCAAAAGTACCAACTGTTGCAGGAGATGTAACCTCTATAAGTTCAGATGTTTCTAAAGGTAACATTTCATTTGTATTAGTTAAATCAACTCCTTTTGTTATTCCATGCTGTAAAGAATTAACTAAAAATCTATATAAAAAACGACAAAAACCACCATTACTACCTATTCTTTGAACATTTGCATATCCGCTTAAGAAATAAGTACCAACTTCATTAAATCGAATAAGTCCATATTCATCAATTTGCACAGGATCAGAAACAGTACCTTGCGCAGATCCAAATGTTACCTGAAGAGGAACTCCTAATCCAGAAGGAATCTGATTAACAAAAGATGACGCTTTTAACACTGAGGTTAAATTTACTGGCTGTACAGGAATATCAATCCATTCTACATTTGTTCCAACAGACGATAAGACCTGACCAGTTGTTCCTGAAAGTCCACTTTCATCTGTTAATGTTCCAATAACAGCTAATTCAGAGAATGTACTAACCCCAGATAGTGTGATATCTTGAGCTGATGTATTTCCAACAGACAAGACTTCATCTAAAGTAGATGCTGGAGTTAATCCAACTATATCAGATATTAAATAGTTACTTGTTACTCCAGATCCATCTTCATCAGTTCCTATAACTTTATCTAATAAGCTTGGAGTTTGATCTAATGGGTACGTACTAATCTTTGCCATTTTCTTTTTCTTTTTCTACGTATTCAGAATTTTTTACTTCTCCTGTTTGAATATTAATAACTGAATCCTTTCCATATTTCTCAATAAGTAAAGCTTCCTCTGTAGAGTATACTTTTTTCAATTCATCTACTTCTTTCATCAATGAGCTTTGTGCCATAACTGTATCAGCAAGCTTCATTTTTGTTTCATTAAAATCACTTACTAATTTTCTAAATGACTCTAACTCTTGTTCTGATAATTTTATCATAATAATTTATTTAATTTGAATTTAATATCACAAAGATAATACAATATTTCTTTTACTTATTTTATACACCTACTTTAAAATATAAATTAATAATCCACTGAAAATTGCACTACCTATTAAGGCTAAGTTTTTTTGTCGCTTAAACTTTTTTAAATCTCTGTCCCTATCCTCAATATCTATTTGCAGAGAGTTTGTCTCTATTTCTTGAAACTCGATGATTTCCTTTAAACCGAGTATCGTTTTGTCCTGCATGAATACAACGCTTTCTAATGTCTTAACTTGCATCCGTTGCACTTCGATAAGGCTATCCTGAGTAACAACTATTGTAATGGTATCTTTGCGCTCTTTTGCTTGTAAGATTTGAGTAACTAAATTGGTATTTTCCCGTTTAAGCGGTTTTAATTCCGCACGTTTAATTTCGGTCTTTGCCTCTATTTCCTTAACCTCTTCTTTGCGCTCTTTAATCTTCTCCTTTATAACCTTGTCTTGTATTGGTTTTTCACATTGCTTACAGTTGGAAATATAACCCAACAAAAAAACCACACAAAATAATATGAACCATCTTAAAGTGTTCATTGTCCATTTTATCTTATATAAACCAGTTGACCTCATCATAATGTTATATCAAAATTAAGTAATTAAAGTTTTCTAAAATCTACATCAATTTTATCTTTTTCTGCACTCCCCTAGTACCTTTGATAAACTACCTCCTGTGTATTGACGATATCCACTACTATCAAGATAGTAGCCAACATCTGCTTCTGTACCGCCACAGATATCAGAGTAGAGGGTTCCACTTGTTTCATCATGGAAATATGTAGAAGTTCTCTTTTCGTCACAAATTACTTTCACATCATCTGCATATATAAATGTGTATTCAACGCATGTAATCGCAGGAGGTGTTGTTTTTCCACTTATTTTAGAAATGGAGCTTTTTAATGTTGGTCCTACTTTAGATATTGATTCAAATAAAACACCAGATACTTTAGTAATATCAGCCATATATTTATTGTTTATTTTAAATATGCTTTATAGTTCTACCCAAGTATTATCAGGCTGGAATCTTATTATGACACCTCCAGTAATATCTGAAATATTATGCCCTATCAATCTAACAACCTCACCAGTTGCTGTTGGAGCTGTTTCTGTAATATCTCCAGCTGAACCAACACTGGATGTTTCTATATATAAAGGTGCGCCTACTGTGACTGAACCAGCTTGTGCATGTTCTTTTGTTATAATAATTCCATCTAGTAATACTGCAAGTGATCCTGCAGCACTAACCGTATCTAATGCAATGCCTAATAGTGGGGTAGAAGATGCTGTGGCATTAGCATCTGCTAATTCCCAAGTCCCATTTGATCTCAGATAAAGTAGTTGTCCTTTTGTTATGTCTTCTCCAGCAGTACATTTTTCTAAAGTTTGTCCATTGTATTTAAAACTAGATACCCAACCACTTTCAATTGCAGGTAGGTCTGTTATTGAACTAATACCGTCCGCTGGAGTGTACCCAAATGCTGTCCCATCTGCATTACCCGCATATAGTGAAGTTCCAGTAAAGCTGAGATTATTGTTAGTGGTTTTAATAGTACCATTTACCTCCAATTTAGCTCCAGGTGTTATTGTGCCAACTCCTACATTACCAGAATCTAAAATTGCCAATTTATTAGAGTTACCAACTCTAATATAAACAGCACCTCCAGCGTCTGTGTTTAAAATTGTTTCATTATTATATTTTAAGAATGAGAAATTAGTAAAATCAGCAGTGATATTGCCAAACCATATACCACGACCAACTGCATTTGGCGTTGCAGGTTGTCCAATCCTTATTCTATTTGATGTTGCTGAAGTTGGATTTGTTATAAAATCTCCATTTACCTCTAATTTAGCTCCAGGTGTAGCGGTATTAATCCCTACATTAGTTCCATTGTCAAATATTTGAGAGTTCCCTACCGATGTTGCTCCAGTAAACTTAGACACGTAGTTTGTTGTGCCTGTACCCGAAACATAACTAGACAAACTAACCCAAGCTACATTTGTGCCGTTAGACGAAAGAACTTGACTGCTCGACCCTATTGATCCAGAAGAATCTTTCAAGCCAGCCTGTACCTCTATATTATTTTTAAACTTCATTCATTATGCTATTTTTTGAGCTAATACTCTAATTGGATTTGTTGGAGCTGAAGCAAATGTTATAGCTGCTTGTGTTGTAGATGTTCTAGACACATCAGCGTAAACAGTTTCTCCTGTAACAGTATCAACAAGCTGAATCATTACATCATTTGCTGTAGATGCTGTGAATGAATAAGTAATAGTGCCACTTACAGATATTGTAGTTGCGTATGATGATGTTGCACTAGTTCCAGATTGTGATATTGTTACTGTATCAGTTCCTGCGTTTGTTGTTATAGCTACACCTGAACCAGCTGCAAATGTTAACGTATCATTATTGTTACCAGCAACAACAGTAGACTGACCCGATACTGCGACATTTTTAAATATAGACTGGGAAGAACCCAAGTCAGTATTCGTTACAGTAGCAGTTCCGTTACTATACGAAACACTTGTACCTGTACCTGCGTTTACATTCCCAATACCAACGACAGATAATGACGCAACATCAATATTGTTTTGAACAGTTGTCCAATCAGCCAAAGTTGTTGGAGAGTCAATCTCAGCGATTATTACATCACCAACCCTAACCTGCTCAGTGAAAAACAATCCATCTACCGTAACCGTATATGTCCAACCTTTCTTTATACCTGCAATTGGAGTAGAGTCAAGATTAGGGGTATTAGTAGCTGCATTATATCCTCCTTGATATATTAATCCTCCAGCAACTGAAGAGTCAACATAAGCCTTTACAGCTGCCGATGTAGGTAATGCTGTATCAACATCATTATTAGCTATGCCTTCTGATGAAGTAATTACAGCTACTGGGTTAATCATTGCAAAGTCAACTGCGCCTGCTGCTATTGTTGTGGTAATTGAAGTCGTTCCCGTCCCTGTTACATCTCCAGTAAGAGTTACTGTTTGAGGAGTATTAACTGGAATGGTAACAGTCTTTAGGTTTAAAGATGTTAGGTGACCAGTTGAATTAGTTGTAACGCTATCAACGGCAGTAAATGTTCCTCCTGACGCTGGGGATGTAGACGATGTTGTGTCAGACCTAGATGTGGTATTGTGGGCAACAGTTAATGTGTCAGTTGCACTCGCTGTAGTAGTTATATACGTACCTCCAGCAATTGTTGCAGTGTCACCCGAACCAATAGTTTGAGGAGTCCCAGCACTACCTGTCAATGTCCAACCAGAGTAACTGCTGACAGCTGCCCATGTATTATCACCTCGTAAGAAAGTTAATGAACTTGGAGTCCCAGTTGCACTCAAAGATGCTGTAAGAGTGCCTGATGTTGTGATTGGACCACCTGCTATACTAACAAATGTGCTTGAGCCACCACCAACACTAGTTACCGTTCCTCCACCTCCACCAGTAAGTTCTATCCATACTGATCCATTATAATACTTAAACGTATTACTTGTAGTATTGATTATGATTTGACCAAGGTATCCAGCTGGATCAGATCCTAGCTGCTGAAGGGAGGCATTCTGTAATTGATTCCCTTCTAAGGATATATTGTTTAAATATTTAATAGCCATAATTTATTTTTTTACTTATTTTTTTTTAATTGCAAAATGCTTGTCCTGAAAATTGAGATGTAAACGAAATAGTACACTGGTTCAAATCATCATATGTTACATTACCAAATACAGATGTTCCAGCAGAATCTACTACGCTTACGGAACAATACTTATTTAGGTTGTGTGGTATGACCCAAGTAGAAGAAGCTACGTTTTGAGTATACACAAAGTTTTTATCCCCTTCAATTGGTATTATTGAATCAGCCTGAAAAAGCGATATAAGGTAATCCTTCCCATCCACAAGACCCCCAGAAGACCCCATGTGAGTTAAACCTATATTATAAAAATCTAACTCAGTAATGTCTTGAGTGGAACTATCCCACATATATATAGCCCAATTTGAAATATTCTCCGCATCAGTCACAAGAACATACGATCCAATTAATGGGTTCGTATAGAACGTATGTACATCAGAAGAATTTGAATACATACTAAGCATCCAAGTTGTAATGCTTGAAAACAGAACAGTATTCCCTATCGATGGATTAAATGAAATCGTACTAGGTTCTCTATCCTCTCCAACCAATACATCCTGATAGGTATATCTTAGAGACTGAGATTGGATACTAGCAGAAGAATTCAAATACGCAGCAACCTTATCAACAGTAAAGTTTTTAGTAGCACCATAAGACTGAGCATCTGACCCAATCCATTTATCGTCTCCTTTTATATCTTTGTCTAACGGGTATGTGCTTATTCTTGCCATTTAGATTCTTAATTTAATCACAAAGATAATGCTTTAAATTAAATATTTTAAAAATAAAAAACCCCACATTTTACTGTGGGGTAATAAAACATACATCAAAACAATTAATTAATAACAATTATACAAATATAATATTAATTTTCTTTAATACAACAAACAGATATTAAATCTTTTTTTCCTTTAAAAGCTGGAACAAGAATGTTCCAATAAAAAAACGCATCATTCATAACCATACAACCAACCGACCAGCCGCCAATAATCCAAGTCAATAGCTTACTTTTATTGGTGTAGCTATTAAAGTGAATATTCGTGTACGCAATTTCTTCATAAACCTTGCCCTTTTCATCGCTTTTAAGGTCTTTATTTCCGTCACGGTAATACTTCATAGGTTTGACTTGTCTAAGTGCGCCCATCTTGCCTCTATGGAGTCCGTATTGATAAGTATCATAATACCACTCGTCAAACTTTATTATAGCAGTTCCTTTGCTGTTCCATTTTTTAAAGTTAAGTAAACCGTATGTCCCTGAATTGGTTGTGCATGAAGTGACGGCTCGACACTTATAACCGTTCATAAAATACAACTTGTCATCGTACTTGTTCGGCTCATCTTCGTTAGATCTAACAAACAAAAGCCAGTAACCTTTCGGTATATCCTTGAACCCATTTGTTTTTCGAGCCGAATTTATCAAGTCAGCATCTGAATAGTTCCTTACGTTTGTCATACCTATTTTTGCAATTTTTCCTTAATGTTTTTTAATTTCATTAAAGCACCTATTGACTCCATTGCTCTTGACGATAAACTTTTACCTGTAAGAATTTTGAATCGAATATTTATTATCATAGCCTCATAAACCGTTATAAGCAATGCTGCAAATCTAGTAACGATAAAATGCTTAGATCCAAAAAATGACAATAGATGAATATCTGTTGGATACATCAAAACCAATATAGCAAGGTAGGCAATTACGAATTTAAAAAAAAATTGTCCAGAATCCTTATACATTTCGCATTTTGTACCTCTGCTTTTTTTGGACCTATGAACAATAAGTACATCAAGAGTGAATCTAAATGTTATTATTAATAACACAACCAGTAAGGTTGCATAAATCGGTGCATAAAAAGCCAAAAGTGAGGTCATAAGACCTGCAGAAAAGTTGAAAAAAATAGTTGTTTTCATTACTGTTCTTTCAATGCGTTGAGTTCAGCGTATATCTTTAAAAGTTGCGCTTCCTTTTCTGCAATTTGCTCTTCTAATGTTGGTCCGTCTATTTCGATAAATTTAACTTCAAAGAGTCCATTATCATCGTACATTTCTTGTCTTACTTGCATGTTGTTTTATTGTTTTTGAATTAATATAGCTGGATAAGGACCTGAAGAAAAAGTGTTTACAGCAGCAACAGCTGGAGCACCACTTGAATAAACTGATGCAAGTTGTCTAAAACCTGAAACATTAAGAAGACTGGCAACTCCAATAGGTATTAAGTCACTGGCAGCGTGACCAGCAACCCCCACTGTACAATCAGCTTGAAAAGCCAACCAATAGACTTCACCAGCCGAAAAGTTAAATGTATTTACTGCTGATTTAAGACCGCTTGTAGACATGTCTAAATCAGCTGAAGCATATAGCAACGAGCCTGGTCTACCATCGTTTACATTTGGGTTAGCATTGTCATATACCGATATTCTTCCTAATCCACTTGCGACTGTATTTTGAATATTAACACTAAAAGATACCGAAGTCAAATTAACCATTGGTATATATTGAATGTATAATATTTCATCAACAACCATTGTCTTCAATTGTAGATTACCTCCCGTTACTGCTGCCGTTGTTGGAAAGTTAAATAACCCTCCTACATTAGGGCTATTCAGTCCACTTAACACACTACCCACAGCAAAATCTTTTATCTCTTGACCTGTTACGCTATTACTTGAAAATAAACCGCCCCCCAAATCTACAGATACCTCAACTAAGTCAGTAGCAGATAAGCTAGACCCTTTAGGTATTAATTCACTTATTTTTTTGTTTGCCATTTTTATTCTATTACTCTATTAATACCATCCTCTGTAACCCTTACATTAGAGTCTTCAGTGACCCTGTAGATACCCAAGTTTAACCCATTTATATTAATAAATGGTATGCCGTTTCCTATGCCAATTCCTAGTCCCATAATATTACCAAAGAGCTACAATGTCGCTAGCAACTGTACCAGTAGAGAAAACACGCAATACTTGTATAGGTAAAAATGAACCACCATATATGTTTTTAAAAGTAACATCATCACCAGCAACTGTTAAAACTCTTAAGTCACCACCAGTTCCAACGTATAAAACACACCCCTCGTTAGGTGTCTCTAAAGAACCTGGGTTTGGTATGTCTACAGTGTCACTCAAGACAACTGGTACAGCTCTATTGATTTGTAATTTTTGATTTGCCATGTTTATTTATTTATTTATTTAAAAATGTTCTACGATTCTTACTCTATTAATAGTAGCTGAATCAGCAATGCCTGTTCTTAGTATTGCAAAAATAATGTATAAATCAGCAGTTGGATCAATAGTAACTTGACTTCTAACGTTTTGTGATGCACCAAGATCATTACTGGCTTGATAATTAAAATTATAACCGTATATTGTATTTCCAATTTTTTGAAAATCTCTTATATTTCTTGTCCACCCTCCATCATTTTGTTGATTAGCACCAGTTCCAATTCTAGTTGCGCCAATTAATGAATTGGTTGTATTAACATAAACTTGTGATTGTACTATGCCAGAAGTACCAACTCTATATGTACCCCATGATGTCTCTAAAATTGAATTAGTTGCAAGTGTATTTGCAGGAACTAAAATACTACCAGAAATTTGTGATGTGGAACCATTTCCTCCTGTAGTGGTTGTCCCCTCTACAATAGATCCTAAGTTTGCTAACCCAGCAACTACCCCATTTACACCAGGTACACCTTGTATACCTTGTGGTCCAGCAGCTCCTTGACTTGCTAATAAAGCCCAGTCAGTAGTATTAATATCTGGAGTTACAGCTGAAGAAGTTGGATTAATGCAAAACCAAGATGCACCACCAAAACTTACAGCATCATCTAAAACATATGATGTGCCTCCAACAAAAGCTCCTTGCCAGTTTAACCCAGCTGGTCCTACTGCACCGTCTACCCCCTGAATACCTTGAGCACCTGTTTGTCCTACTGGACCTTGAGGACCCTGAGCACCAGCAGGTACAGTATCTAATATGTCTTGCATTGTATACGGCTCAGTCTCAG